AATTGCAATAATAGTTCCATCATTTGGAGATGTAGGTAACGTAATAGTAAACGCACCTGCTGTACTATTACATCTAACTAAATCATTTGAAACTGCAGTGTAATTTGCAGTTTTAATAGAAGTAGGTGTTAAGTTTCCAAACTGAATACTAGAAAAAAGTATATTTGTGTTATTAACTGTTTTAATATTAGTACCAGAAACTAATTTTGGGTGGATACCAAGTTTAACTAGTGCGCCGCTTGCAGTGTTAGCACCAGTACCTCCGTTTTCAATTGGAGTAACTCCGGTATATAAATTATCAGAAAGTCTTGTTGTCATTTGTAATCCTTTTATGATAACATAACTAATTTAGCTAACGCAACTTTTGATCCTGTTGGCCCCGCAAAGAAAGACAACGCAGTAGTTGAATTAATAGTGATTAACCCATTATATCCATCCGAAATACCGGTATAAGTAGTACCGCTAAATGTATATCCTACTGTTGAATCAAAAACAATACCAAGATTACTAATTATTGTTGATGATCCGGATAATGTAATACTTTTAGTTTCTATTTTTGACGATGTAGCGTTGTTATACTGTACAATTGCAATTGCTGGAGACAATGTACACATTGATATGTAATAACAGTTAGCTGGATAAAGAGAAACGGTAGTAGGCACACCGCCTGTGCTTGTAATTGTGGTACCTGAAATTGTCATTTTATTTGTATAAAGCACTTCACCATAAGCGTAACAATAAACTACTATAGAATTAGATAACGGCGTAGATGATAAGTAATCAGTTGTAATACTTACTGTTACCGGTGATCCGGAAGTTAATGCACCTGAACCAATTAAATTTGATATAACAATTGCGTTAATTGTTGATGAATCTGTTAATTTAAATATGATTGATAATGTAGTTGATGATAGTTTACATGCTGTAAGAATACGATATGCGCTTCCTGATGAGGCGGAAGTATTTCCAAGTGATAATACACCGTCAGTAGCGATAGCAGTGCCCGATATAGTAAGTCGTTGACAAATTAATACATAGTTGTTAGGTGGTATATTTCCGCTTGAAATTAAAATTGCAGTAGTTGATGATATAGCACAAACTTTAATCCCGCCGTAGCCCCCATACGTAGTTGAGATTGACCTAGTAGGGTTAACTGTTAATGTTGACGATGTATATGTTATTATGCAACCATCAGTGACTGTCCACGAGCCTGACCAAACTAAAATTGCAGTAGTTGTATTTAATACATCGATAGAAAACGAATAACTCGGTGACCAAGCTATTGTGCTTGTTGATAAATGTGTAATAGCTGATCCTGATATCTGTAACGCTGAAATATAAAGAGTCCACGGTTGAACTGTAATACCTATTGCTAATGTACTTGACAACATGCATACTTGATGATATACGTTATTTGTAGCACCGTTATTAATATATGTTGCGTTTGAACTCGAGCCAATAGAATTAAACAAAGAACTTCCTACAATTAATACATTCCATGTTCCGCTTGATGACAATTTGTTAATGCAGCAACAAGTTATGGTTTGGTTAATAGGTAATACTTTTAAAATAAATCCGTTATTATCGGATATTGAAATAGCAGTAGTTGATTTGTTAACAATATTAACAACGACATTTTTAATTAGTTGTCTAGCATCGGGTAACCTAATACCATAATTGTTTGATTTAGTTATAGTAATAGTTTTACCCATATCAGATGCAGATAACACCAAATCCTTATCTAAATCACTGTAGTATGCACTGTTATCAGTCCTACCACCATTACCAAATGGATTAAGTAATCCAGCATTTGCCATTAGAAATCTCCGCCAATTGCAGTAACAGTAATACCCGGTGAGGTTTGACTAACACTTACTGATGTTCTTAAAGAAAATCCAGCTGGTAAAATAATTGGTAATAAATCTGGAGTTAACACTGACGTATATTGAGCATTATATGCAGCTTGTGTAGTTGATAAAGTAACTGCACTAAATGTGATTTCTCTTAACAACCCATATTGTGCAGATGTAGATACACGGGTTGAACTATAATATCCAACATCAGTTGCTGCTACACTGCTTACTGATGTAATTGTATATGTAAATACAGTAGTCGACGACACTGTGATAGACGCTGATTTTACGTTAAATTCAGGAGGGTTGCACCCTTGAATTGTTACGCAATCGCCTGTAATCAAGCCATGTACTGATGCAGTTGTAACAGTAGCAGTAGTAGTCGATGATGTAATTGAGCTAATTGTTTTACCTGGAAAACCTTTACAAATAAAAAGTCTAAGTTGACTTGCTGTTGTAGTCACAGTAGCCGATATTTGAATACTATCAATTCTTGATCCGGTATTTGCTGCGGTAAAAACTATTCCAGTTGCTGCAATTGCAGGCTGAGTCAATGATGAATCTGCAGTTAATACGGTTGCAAAGTCTAGTTTTGGTGTTGCGGTATATTGTGCTAATGCTGCCATGTTATATTATTCCTGCGTTAATTAATAAAAAGTCTAAAGTCGGGTTTGGTGCCGGAGTAGTTGATAATTTACTTGGCGTTTCTAACATTCTCCAGTTAGAGTTTGCTGAATTATAAACAAATGATAAAAATGCCCCGTTAATATCTACTACAAAACCTATAGCATCTAATTCAATATATTTACCAACAGCATTTGGTTTAAGGGTTAAATTGTTTGTTGCAAATGAATTGTATACATCGATAACACTAACTATATCACCGTCGACCGGAAGTGCTGGAAACTTAATACTAAATGCAGATAATCGAGTATCACACCTGACAAAATCTCCGGATACTGCAGTATAGTCTGCAGTTTTAATTCCAGTAGCAGTACCAGCGCCACCACCGCCTCCTGCTATTGCGCCCCACGCAGTACCGTTATGTCCTTCAAATTTGTTTGATGTATTGTTAAACCGTAAATTACCTGCTATCGGAGTCGCTGGCAACGTGGAGGTAGATGGAAGAACAAGCGATGCAGTAATTGTTAATGTACTTGTATTTAGTGTGCCGTTAACGGTAGTAGTTATACCTGAAGACCCAATTGTAATTGCAGAAGTACCATATGTTCCAACAGTAGCTTGTGTTCCTATGTTAATAGTACCTAATGTAAGGGTACCACCTGCAGCAGGTGAACCACCATCGATATATACAGAACCACCAATTTTAATACCAGTTGCTGCACTCGGTGCACCGCCTACTATTTGGATATTACCGCCTGTGCCTGCAGTTGCTCCGGCCGAATTTCCGCCTTTAAGTATAAGTGCACCACCTGTTGATGTTGCAGCAGTTGAAGTACCACCATTTACAGTTATGTTACTACCGGTTGCAACTGCTTGACCAGAATATCCTGGACTAATACTAACAGTACCCGCTTGACCTCCAGATGCCCCAGCACAATCACCAGATGCAATATATAATGCACCAGATGCCCCTACTGTAGAATTACCACTAAACAAATATACTGCACCAGTAGCACCTGCAGTAGTAGTACCAGTTGAAAATGTTAAAGTACCTGATGACACCCCAGTTGCAGTACCAGTTGATATAGTAACAGCTCCGGATGCAGCAGAAGAATTACCTGAGTTAATAGTAATTGCACCAGTTGTACCACTTGTTGTAGTTGTACCGGTTGATATTGCAATTGCAGTTGATGCAGCGGCTGTTTTATTAGATGAAGTAAATCCAGTAATACCAGTTAGTGCAATCTCAGATGATGTGTTTCCTAAACTAATTGATGTAGTACCAACATATAACGATCCGCTAATTGCAGTCCATGCAAATGCAGATCCGGTCCAATTTAAATATCCGGTTGTTGGTGTTAAAAATCCAGTAGCATTTAAACCGGTTTGATATACAAGTTGATTAGCAGCTCCGGCAGCTATTCCAGCTGCATACCCAGATGTATTTTGATTTAATGTCGGTATATCAGCACTAACAAGTGATCTAAAAGTTGGTATTGCTAATCCAGTAGTCGGTCCTGCATAAACTATGTTTGCTGATTGAGATGTAAATGCTGTTTGATATGTAGTAGTATCAGCACTTAATTGACCGCCTGTTCCTAATTTTACAAAACCGGATGTACCAACTGTTGGTAATTTAATTGTACCATTTGCAACAATTGTTCCTGTAGTTGAACCAATAGTTATAGTGCCAGTGGTAATACCAGTCCATGCATTAATAATACCAGTTGTTACATCAGTTGTTAAATTAATAGTACCTGCAGCAGTACCGGCAATTTTTAATATATTACCAGTAATTGCGCCACCTACTGTAGCAGTAGTTAATGCAGTTGTATTTGTTCCTAATGCAATTGTAGTAGTAGTTGTACCACCAACTGTTACGCCGGTTGCAGATGCTAACACCTGAGCAGTATCTAATACAGTTACATTATTGATTTTATATGTTTTACCTGTAGCAATATTCCAATGTTCACTAGATGTCCAGTTAGTATTAGTAGAATCCCAAATAATAGTTTTATTACCAGCACTACTTAATAATGTTATGCCGCCGCTATTTGCAGTTGCATCAGTTGCTCCGGTGGTTGTAATAGTAGTAACTGTACCAGCAACTGGCGTTGTACCACCGGTATATGTGTAAGTAACACTAGTTGAACTTACAATAGATGTAACAACTGCAGCACCTGATGCACCTAAACTACCAGGAGAACCATTAGTTGCAGCAATAACTGACCCAATTATTAATCCAGTTGTGGAACTCATACTGGTAATTGTTGCAGTCCATGGGCCTGTTCCTGATATGGTTCCAACTGTACCGGTGGTACTTACAGTTATTGCTGCTACTGATCCTAGTTCAATATTCTTATCATCAACTGTTAACGTTGAAGAATTTACAGTAGTTGTGTTACCGTTAACAATTACATTTCCGTTAACTGTTAAATCCGATCCAATTGTTGCAGTACCTGTAGTAGTTAATGTAGTAAATGCACCAGTTGACGCAGTAGTTGCACCAATTGACATATTGTTAATTGTACCGGTTGTGCCTGATCCAATTGTAATAGTACCAGTACTTGATGTAGTATACGATTGATTATTTGTAGTGGTATTAATAGTAATTGCACCAGTTGCACTTAACGTAGTAAATGCACCAGTTGACGCAGTAGTTGCACCGATAGTACCGGTAAAGTCTGTTGCTTTAACTCTGCCAGCTGCAAATATTGACCATGCATTTGTAAGTGTTGTATTTGCACTACCTACAGGAGCTGCTACAAATAAATTAGCAGCATCAGTAATTGTAATACCAGTATTAGTACTTGCAAAAGTAGGTGCGTTAATTACGTTGATATAACTGCTTGCTACAGTGCCGTTTAGTGCAGTTGATGTATCGGTGTAAGTACGTGATTGTAATTTTAAGTTAATACCGGCAGTAGTCCATACTGCTGCACTGACTGCCGTTGTTGGAGTATTAATAGTTCCAATAACTGTTAAATCAGTACCAACAAACAATTTTTTAGTAACTGCAGCGCCACCTGAAACAGTTAAGGTACCACCAGTTACGCTGTCAGTAGCATCAGTAGTTGCTGGAATAGATAACGATCCGTAGATAGTAGTAGCAGTAGTATTCCCAATACTGCCAATTACTGTCGTCTTATCACCTAAACCGACTGCTCCTGCGCCAATTACTAATTCGTATGTATTGTTAATGCCGGCGCCGACAGTATTATAACCAACATATGTATTGTTTGATCCAGTAGTATTAGCATTTGCACTGCTTGCATATCCGGCATAGTAACCAAATGCAGTGTTGTTTCCACCAGTTGATGTATTTTGCAATGCAAAATAACCAAGTGCTGTGTTATTACTAGATGTTGCTAGTTTAAGAGAATTGTATCCAACTGAGGTATTATAGTTTCCACTAATATTAGTTACTAATGAGTAGTTACCGATTGCAACATTATGGTGTCCGCCAGCATTTGCAAGTAAAGGTTGATATCCAATTGCAGTATTGTCAGTACCGTTAGTATTTGCAACTAATGTCTGATATCCAACTGCAGTATTATATGTACCTGTTGCTAAATTAACTTTTAATGCTTGGTATCCATGTGCAGTATTTGATGTTACTGCACTGTTGCCATAACCAATAGTCATAGTTTGCACAGTGATATCGTTAGCAGTCGAAATTAAACTGCTCCATGTGCCCGACGTAATTGTACCAACACCGGATAATAACGACAGTGTAGTAACTGCAGAATTAACTAACGTTCCGGTAGTTGGTAATGTTACGTTAGTTGCAGCAGTAGATGTAAATGTTATTGAGAATGCACCACTTGTTGCCAAGGTTGAACCCGATGCAAGTGTTAACGTAGTAGTTGCTACTGGTGTCGGAGTTGATATCGATACTCCATTTACTGTACTAGTAATTAATCCACCAATTTGTAATTTATCATAAGTAGCAGACGTAAAATCTACAATAGTAGTAGGTTCTGTAGTAATGCCGCTAAACAACTTCCATACTGAATCAGTTGCATCTCTAACTAAGCCAGTATGCAAATGTGTACTAGTTGGTTGATACGCGCCTACCCAGCCAATGTCTAATATGTCAGCTGCGTTGTTAGCTGCTAAGTAGATTAACGAGTCGTTAACACTTAAATTAGTTGCACTTAGTTGATTAGCAGTTCCATTAAAATAAATGTTGCCTGCTACTTGTAAATCATTTTTTATATATACTGTACTAGTTGTTACTGCTCCAATATTTACAGTAGTTGCAGCACCTGCAAAATTTACAGTAGTTGCACCAGTATTAAGCAAATCAAAACTACTTGAAGTTGTAATTACTGAAGTTAGTAATGTTGGCGAAGTCTGTAATACAGTGTTGCCTGTACCTGAGGTAGTTCCTAAATTTGCAGATTTTAACAGGCTTGAAAGAGTTTTTGACATGTGTTATCCTTAAACAGTCGGCGTAATTTCCATTCGCCAGTTAGTAGTACTTGCAATATACACAAACGGCACATATGCTCCATTAATATCTAATATAAATGCATCAGCAACACCTTCAATTGTATTGCCGCTACCTGGTATCACTGATACCGGATGTGCTAAAAATGTATATGCAACATCCATTACAGCAACTATTGATCCATCTATCGGCGAGGTCGGAAATGTAATATTAAACGATCCAGCTGTTGAGTCTGCTCTAACTAAATCAATAAGGTTTGCAGTATAATTTGATGTTTTTATTGGTGTTGAATTTAATCCAGATCCAGATATAACAGTTCCAACCTGCCCCCAATTTGATCCATTATACCCTTCAAAATATCCACTAGCAGTATTATATCGAATATTGCCGCCTGTAGGTGACCCAGGTCGTAACGACGAATCCCCAGATGGTAATGTAAACGAAGTTGTTACACTAGTTGCGTCAAATGACACTCCAGACAATGATAAATTTCCAGTTGTTCTATTAAGTGCTATTGCAGTAGATCCTAAATATAAATTTGAATTTCCTAATACCGTAGACGGAATAGTACCAGTTATATTTGATGCTGATAGTGATGTAAGATTTGCACCGGATACTGCACCAAACAAACCGGACCATGTTCCGGTTGTAATTGTGCCAACACTAGTTAATGAGGATAGTGTCGATACTGTTGAGTTAACTAATGTTCCAGTAGTTGGCAATGTTACAGTAGTATCAGCAGTAGAAGTAAGTGTTATTGAGTATGAACCGCTTGTTGCTAATGTTGATCCAGTTACTAATGTCAATGTTGCACTAGTAGCAGGTGATGTAATTATTAATTTGTTAATCGATGTAGCAGTAGCTACACCTAATAACGGAGTAGTTAATGATGGAGAAGTTGCAAATACTAAACTACCAGACCCTGTTTTATCTGATATAATACCAGCTAGCTGAGATGATGTGGTATTTGCAAATACTGCTAATGTATTTTCTTTATATGCAATAGTACCGCCAGTATCAAAATTAACTGATGATGCACTAGTACCAGTAAACGATACCGAGTTATTTATAGTTAGTGTTTGTCCGTCGACTATAGTTAATGTTGCACTAGTTGCAGGCTCAGTAATTGATAACTTATTTAATGAAGTAACACTAGTTAACCCAGTAAGAGTCACAGTGTTACTACTTGTAAGGGTTGACGATAAAACAATATTATCATTAGTTGACGCCGATTGAAGAATTAAATTCCCTGTGCTACTTTTAACAGTATTTGTATTAATGTTGATATTACCGATATCAACTGTAGTACTCTTAATATTAGTTGAACGAGTAGTTCCGGCAATATCTAGTAAGTATGCAGGTGCATCAGTATTAACACCAATTTTAAAATTTATCGGGTCGGGATCAGATAAACTGAAATATAAAAGATGTGATTCGATCGAAAGGTCTAACCCATTCCGCACCAAATTTGATGCCAACATCGGTCCTGATATGTTACCAATTGCCATGTATTTTCCTTATTCTACATTCTTATAGTGCATTTATTTGTCAAATCCGTGTAACACAGTAACAGGTTTTCCGTATGGTACGCTTGAATTAAATTTTAAATAATATCCTAATTCTACATTTGTTGGCTCAACTATTGTAAATGATGTGTTTATTGCGATAATACTAGTATTAGTTGCTCTATTTAAAGTTACACTTATCAATGCATTGGTTATTGGATCAGATACATAACTAGAAACAGTCGGTAATACAATGTACGTTAATCCTGTAGGAGTACCTGCAGTAGTAGTTATTCCGTTGCCAGTTGCAGATGTTGATAATGTAAATGTTGTAGTGCCATTAGTTGCAATAATATAATAGTTAGTTGGATTTATATATCCTGCTATAGACCCAGTACCACCATATGTGCCACTAATTGTAACTACTTGTCCAACTGCTAATGTAGTCGTAGCGCATGAGAATTGGCCATCAGTGCCAGTTATTACAACAGTAGTACGCGTAACTTGTAAACTTGTGCTACCACTTACTATCGCACCAATAAGATCACCATCGACATATAGAGTAGAAGTACTTGCAACCGTACCTAACGAAGTTGACGGAGTCACTGTTCCTGTACCGGCACTAGGATAGCTTAACTGAGACACAATGCCGCTAACTACAGCAGACGTTGCAGTTTGCCAAGTATTAACAGTATAACTAGTTCCAGTAGTCGGAGTTCCGGTTGCTGATTGATTAAGTGTATAAGTTCCAGTACCGCCGATGCCTGTACTCAATGCCGAAATATATGTTCCTACAGTAACGCCTGTTCCTGTAATAACCATTCCGACTCTAATAGTCCCTGATGAAATTGCTGTTACTGTTAATACAGTCGTTGATATAGTTGCAGTAAATAATGCAGAGTTAACTGCTGTAATAAAGGTATTGCTAGCAATTGTTGTGCTAGTTACTACTCCGCCTACTACCGGTGTACCAGTAGCAGTACCGGTCATTGATAATACATTAGAACTAATAAATCCTGCAGTGTTACTAAATGTAGTAACAGTCGGTGAACTTACTGCAACTGATGACACGTTGTATGGTGCTATATTAGTAACATTAATAGTTGCTCCGATTGCAAATGGTACTTGTGTGTTAGTAGGTAATTGTAACACTGTAATAGTTGCAGTGGTGCCAGTACCAGTAACGCTGGTTATTATCATGCTAGTATTAAAGTTTATAGTTGTTGCTCCGATTGCAGTTGCAACGCTGTTTGTACCAGTATATGTCTTACTCGATTCTTTAGGATTTTGTACAACAAGATAATTAGTTGTTGATAATTGTATAACATTTTCAACTATTACAATTAAATTTTGTGGTCCCCATACTGCATTATTTTGTACAGTAATCGGCGGTGCTGGAGATAATGGACCAAAAAGGGTCGTTACACCATCGCCTGAACCTAAATTCTGTTGGGTAATCTGAGTTGCTTCTTTAAATCTTAAGCTGCGCCATGCGCCGGCTTGGTATAATTCAACTTCACCATTAGTTGCAACATCAGTGTTATACCGTAGCATACCATTTGTCGGCGATGCTGGTCGTTGTGCAGTAGTACCACTTGGTAATGTTAAGTTATTAGTAGTAGTCATAACGATAGAATCGTCAGCATTAATGTTTAGTCGTTGATCGTAAGGTGCTCTACGATTTAAAACTTGTTTTCTTAAATATCTCATGTTATACCGCCAATGTACTTACAGTAGCTGTAATATTACTCAACGAATCTGTTTTAGCAACTAATGTATCGCCGTTGGCTAACACTAATTTTTCTTGATCAAAAGACACAGTTTCACCAGCCGGGATAGGTAATCCATTAACAATTAATGTATTGTTACCTACTACGCCGCCACTAGGAACTGCATAAACATAAAGTAATGATTGATTCAATGCAGGAGTTGCTGTTACATACGCGGATGTATTACAAAATATAACAGTAGTTATGGCATTATTGCCAGTACTAGAATAAATTGTTGTATTTGCAGATGTTACTGCAGTATTTGAAATTGCCATTTTTAATCCTTAGAAAAGCATACTAAGCAATAATGCTCTATTTTTAGCTACTAGTTCATCATTGACTGTGCTGTTTATAAAATATAATCCGCTATTACCTGCACCAATTGTAGCTGATGCATAAATTTTTGTTTTGTTTGCAGTTGCGCTAGGTGCAGTTTTATTATCAAGTGTAAGTATTGCGTCAACTTCTAATTCTGATCCAGATAATGGAGTAACTGTATTAACATTAAAACCAGTCGATGTAAATGTTGCAACCGATGTACTACTTATCGACGCGGTAATAATCGATGACCCTGCTAGCATTTTAGCAGTAGTAGTATGTAAATTATCAACATCAGCCATACCTGAAGTTGCAGCTACGTAACTAGTAATGTATTTACGATTTGGAATAGTGTTATCTGATCCAGCAACTACATTGGCGGCATACTGTGTTGCATCCATATTAGATATGGAAATTAATCCTGAAGTGGAATTTTGTAAGTCAACAGTTAAATTAACTAATGTACCAGTAATTGAACTACAAGTTAACTTGCCAACCGACATGTTTGCTAGTGCTATGCTAAGTCCGTTATTACTAATAGTACGACAAATAAAGTTGCCATCGGCACCGGAGGGCGAGTCATCAAATACTATCTGGGCATCGTCGTATGTACCACGGTTAACATTTATGCCCGATACATAATTCAATGTTGAACTAATACCATTACCGATATTACCATAATTTAATTGAATTAAATTATCAGTAATGTTTAAATTGGTTGAATTTACAGTAGTTGCAGTACCTTGCAGTACAAGAGCACCCGATACCGTAACCGTATCAGCATTTAATAAAATTTGGCCAGTTGGTTTAACCTGTATTATGTAATCGCCAGTACTAACTTTTAATATTTTTGACATATATTATCCTTAAAAGGGAGGGCTAATTAGCCCTCCATTATGTAATATTAACCGTTATCGATTTTCACAGTTGAATTTATAGTAGGCGTACCAAATGTCCATTGCACTGCTTGCGGAAATCCGTTAACTAACGGAAATTGTGTACCAGTGTTAGGAACTATTATAACTTTATGAGCAGTTAATTTAGTAACCCAGTATGTACCACCTACACTGTCAGTAGCGTTAATAGTCATATCACCAACTTGTGTAGCAATACTAGATTTTAATGTTGCAACAATAGGAGTTCCGCTTGTATCGGATGTGTTAATTTTATAACGATTTTTTGCAACTTGTTTAACAATATCAGCTTGTTTAACACCTGAACCGGTATATGCTTGGGCAATAATTGCAGGTTCTGGATTATCACCTGTTCCAACTGCATTAGTATTTGCAACAGGTGTTGTCATTACAACAGTACCAACCACTACACCACCTGCATTGTTAGCAAGAGTTGTAGTCGGAACAGTAGTTGTATAACCAGATCCAGTGTCTGTAATTAACACTTCTTTAGCACGGTATGTAAGTGTTAACACTACTCCTGCACCACTGCCACCAGTAGTAGTTGTTGATGTTAATGCTTGGAAACTACCACGAGATGCTCCAGTGCCTGTAAAGTTTACAGATGCTACTGCACTACCTGATAATGTAGCAACATACGCAGTTGCGGTGCCGCCCGAAGTTGTTATAGTAAGTAAATCACCAATCACATATGTACCGGTTTGTGTACCACTTACTGCAGCAGTCCACGCTTCAGATGTAATTGTTGCAGCAGGTACTACACCACCTAACAAATTAGGTGTACCTGAAAACGAAATTGTTGGGCGTGAAGTATATGAACCAGCAGTTGTTACTGGTACGCTAGCTACGCCTTTACCGCCGATACCATCATCAGCAGTTGTGCTTGTTGAACCGGTGTTACGGTTACCAAAATATTTTTTATTTAATGGACGTCCCATTTGATTTCTCCTTTGACGTTTTATGTCATACGCAGCGGGTCACTGCATAAGGCCACAGTCGCGGCACTTATTTGACAAAGTATTTATCCATAGGTAATACGTATACCGATTTGTTTCACATATACCAAATCTCGATGAGGATAAACTTGATTGCTTCTAAAACTAAACACTATGCCAAACGACGGATCTGCTACATCTGCACTTGTTAATGTGTCTGCGCCCCACATAAAGTCAGCTGCACCATAAATATTATAATTACCAATTATTGGTAACAACGGACTATTGTCGCCTGTATACATATTACTTTGTACAGGATCAACCGGACTGGCCTGATTATCACCTATTAATTCGTTGTTTAATATAAGTTGGATTAGTAAATCTTCAACTCTAGCTAATCGATTCATATCTAATAAAAATTCTATACCTAGTACCGGTAAATTAGGATCCGGTATATTAAGATTAGTGCACCATAACTCATTAGTATTACTGAGATATTTTTCCATCCATAATCCGCTAATGGTATACAGTGGATATTTAGTAACAGCTGGAGTATCTGCAGATATCATTGCAATGTCGTTCCATTCGATAGAATGTTCTTGTGCAACACTGTTAAATGTAGTAACTTGATTAATTGTTGTAGGATTATAGAATTGAGTAGTCATGATGTATTTATCATAAAAAAGGGCTCCTAAGAGCCCTTTATATAAAATAAAGTTAAGTTTAAATTAACTAAATCTAACGTTGCTGTTATTAATACCAACACGACCTAAATAATCAGCTGCATTACCTAAAGATGATGCAGTGTTAGAAAGTTCAACATAACCATAACGTGTCATAAATGATACAACTGGTTCAAATGTTGATGGATCTAAAACAACGCCTGAAGACATCAAAGGAATGTAAGGGCAATAAAATGCAGGTGCATCTGATTCTGAACCACCTTTGTAGCCAATCAAAATTGATGTGCTGTCTTGTGCATAGCTGTTTACATAAACTTTTAATGAATTGTTTAAAGTACCTACAAATTTTGTATTTGTTGGAGCTTCAAAAGTACCTTCAGTTGTACGAGCAAATGCTGAAGTTGTAGCTGATTGCAAAATTGTTAATGCAAATGGTGATACAACAGCATAGTTGCCAGCGCCACGACGTGTACGTTGTGCAATCAAGTTAGAAACACGATTAATTTGAACAGCTAATGCAGCATGTTCGTCACCTACGAATGTAGCTGTACCTGATACTGCAGCTTGATCATATGATAAAACATCTGAACCGGCTAATGTTAATAATGATTGGATAATTTCTTGATCAATCTCAGCAGTAATTTCTTGAGCCAAAGCAGCCATAATTTCTGCTTCAACGTCAATACCTTGTTGTGATTGTGCATCTTGTGCAGATTCAAATGTCCAACGAGCACTCAATTTACGAGTTTTCGCTTCAACAGTTTGTTTCAAGATTTGGATGCTCATTCTTTTTCCAGCTTGGCCTTCTAAAGTTGCTGTAGATGCAGCTTTAGCAGTAGCAGAATCATTACCTGAATAAGCTTCTGCAATTTTGAATGGGCTCAATGCTTCTTCGCCTGCTAATACATTAGTACCGTTGTCTGCGTAACGTACACGCAAAGTATGGATTTGACCAACAGGGCCAGTCATTGGTTGTACGCCAACTAATTCGTTAGCAATAACGGTTGGCATAACACGACGGATTACTGGTAAAATCACGCGGTTTAAAGTTGCAACGTTGCCAGCAGAGGTAGCACCAGCTGTTGGACTTTCAATCAAATACCGACGGGTATTTTCAAGGGTTACGCCCATTACTGATTTTTTTGTACCTGACAAGCCTTCTAAAAGTGCTTGTTTAGTTTCTGCCCAACGGCCATTAAGTAGTTCTGACATTTAAATTCTCCTAAATCTTATAGTCCAGCGAGGCGGCGGATATCGATAATGTTCGATTCATCTTCGCTGCTACGGGTGGTGTTGGAAATTTTATTTCCGGTTATTTCTTTAGCTTCAACAAGAGCCTGTCTTTTTTGTGGTGCTTTACCAGAAATTACAGCTGGTAAATATTTTTCAAAACTTTCATTAAGTTTTGAAGTTTTAACACTCGTCATCAATTCACCCATGATTGCACGTTGCTCTGCATTAAGCGGAGATAACAATTCGTTCATGACTGCTTTTCTTTCTTGCGATTCTTTTAACATCGCAATTTCTGCTTGTTTGCTTTCTAATATTCTTTCAGCTTTGATAACTGCGTGAGCAGCTTCATTGATGGCTAAATCTTTCATGTCTATGACTTTGAGCAATTTTGCAGTTTCTGACTTATCATTCAAGTAACTTGCTTGGTATTCAGAAGCAAATGCTTCAAATAATTTACGTCCAAAATCTGTGCGACGAGCTGATTCAATGTCTTCTTTAAGTGAAGTAATTTCAGACTGCAAAGTTTGTCCTACTACACTTTCGACCATTGTTGCTGCGCGTTGTACAAATTGTTGTTTTACTCGTTTAATTTCTTGACGACCTTCACGAACTAGACGAACTTTTGATTCGGCTAAATCCTGTTTGTCTTTATAAAACTCTGTAATTTCTTGAGCAAGAGCTTCTACTACGAAATGTTCCAATGTGCTAAATTTGTTAGCCATTGCCATTTGATCTTCATGCAACTCTTTAACTTCCGACGCTAATTGATGTGATACGAATTTATTCACAACTTTTGCACTTTCGGTCATTTTTCTAGCAAATTTAATTTTCATTTCTGCTAAATGTTTGCGATCATCAACAAATTCGCCAAGTTCACTAGCAAGTTGTTCAGAAATCATACGATCTACTGCTTCAACCATTGTGTTCTTGTCATGCTCGTATTTCTGAGCAAATTCTTCTCGTAGTTGTTGAGAAACTAATTCACGGTTTTCGACGATACGTCTTTCCCATGCGTTCTCAATTGACTCTTTGATCTCTTCCGAAACCACATTGTTTTCAAATAAAGTTTTTAATGCATCCAACATGTGATTCTCCTTTACTATTGGAGTCCGTTTATTATATTTAATAAACTTTCTTTGAGGTATTTTTGCGCTTTTGGATCTCCTCTAACTTCTTCCGCTATGCGAAAGGAATTAAGACCACCTTTTGAATTCATCAGGTGTTCATAAATCGGTGTAGGGTAAGCTCCAGGCGCACTAGGTTGAGCTACCATATCGACTGTGATAATCTCAAAATCCGATACTTCACCATTACCGCTATCGCTAACGTTGCCGGATCCGCGTGAACTAACTCCAAGCTTCACACCACTTTCTAACATAGTGCGAATAAGATGTCCCATTGGTGTAGGTAATATTTTAAGTTTACCATAACCATTAGGACCTTCCATCCACATGTTAGTTATCATGTGTGACACTCGGTCTAAGTTTATTTTTAGATCATCTGGGTGATCTACTTCTCCGAGAACCGAATAACCATTTTGAATCTGATCATTAAGGGTTTTAACCGCTTTACTGATCTCGCTCACAGGATATACACGTTGATTTGCATTACGGATGCCACCTTGTATACAAATACCACTCATATACAAGTTCTTTCCTTCTTTCTCATCAGATTCAACGATCATTTGCGCTTCAGTGAAGCTAAGGTTTTCTCGGAGATGTAACATAATTTATTTTCTGCCTGGAATTAAACTTTTTGTGTTTGCAGCTTTTTCACTAGTGCCTTTTCTTTCAGTACCGTGACCTGCAGCTACTTTTTGTAACTTAGGAGCTTTTGCGTTGCCGGGAACGTTTTGGTTTCCGCCATCCATTTTAGTTGTTGTAGGTTTTAACAAACCTTTTCCAGTGCCTTCGCCAGTTGCAGTGCCACCAAATTTAGGAGCTACACCGCCCATGTCGTTGTATTTGGCTTTATTAAACAAACTTGTGTTGTTATCGCCGTCATGACCGTGTTTTGGTAATGCAACTTTGTTTACATATTCAAACATGCTTTGGAATTCGTTTTCTTCTTTGCCAAACATAGGTGCTGCCGATTCTTCTTCGTCACCAAACATGTTATCTTCTTCTTCGTCACTTCCAAACATGTCAGCATGTTCTGGTTCATCTTCTTCACCGGCTAACAATTGTTCAAATTCTGATTTTAATTCGTCTAATGCATCTTCTAAATCCATTACGCGATCTTCAATATCGCCATCTTCTTCGTCACCGAACGAATCATCATCACCTCCGAACATGTCGTCGTCTTCTTCGTCGCCTTCTTCACTGTCGTCTGAATCATCTTCGTCGCTAGCAGAATCATCATCACCGAAGTCATCTTCATCTTCATCATCGCCAAATGTTGGTTCGTCTTCGTCATCAGATTCAAATTCTTCTGCTAACAATTGTTCGTAAATTTCACGAGATTTTGCTACTACGATATTGTGAAAAATATCTTTTGCTGATTCATGATCTTCATTGATCAACGCCTCAAGCATGGCTTCAAATTTGGTACGGTCAGTCATGTTAATCTCCTGTGATAATTATTTTTATACAAGGCTGTCTTATATTTACACTACTTATAACAATTAGTGTAATATTAGGGGCAAAATGGTGTTTTTTGAATATTTTATACTGCCGGGGCAACCGGAGTTGAATACATTGTGTGAACAAATGATAATTCAACTTCTTGTTCTAAAATATGAGCTTCACTGCTCTTACGTAGTTCATTTATTTGCCTAAGTGACAATCGTGTTTTACGAGAGTCTGATCGATGCATTACCGATTTGTCATTTTCGGAATTATATCGCATATCATTTGCAACATGTCTTGTATTAGGGTCTATGTAAAAAAGTTCTCTGAGTATCATGAATATATTTATCCCATTGGCGATGCAGCACCTGGCATCGGTGCTGCAGGCATACCGCCAGCGCCCATTCCCATATCTGCTCCCATTCCCATATCTGCAGGAACTGACATATTGCCTGCAGCTCCCATATCACCTTCAATGCCTGCTGCAGATAATCCGGCACTACGAAGTTCTCCAGCAGAATCAGTATGAGTAGGTTGTCCTTTTCCTTGCTCTTCACCCCACAATCTTTCGTTTTCAGCAACCTCATCGTCATTTAAACCTAAGAATCGTTTAAGTGCAAATCGTTTACTCATATACGGAACTGCTTGTATAGTATTAAATGTGTTAATTCTTTCAGAATCTAGCCCTGCTTGACGCGCACTGGCGAAGTTCATCGGCGGATTAAATGCTAATTCAAATAAGTTAGCATCAATGTTAAGTCCTCTTGAGAACATATACATTTTAAATTCATTTGTAAACACTTCTGTGATTAAACTTTGAAGCCGTTCACAATATTTGTTAAACCGCAACTCCTGAATATATGCTGTTCCTACACGACCGTCATTAAAACTTGCTTGAGAATCGTCAGCACCAGTCGGTAAGTAACTGCTAGGAATACGTAAACCACGGAATAACTTGTTTGTAAAGAATTTTAAATCGTCAATTTCACCTAAATTAGTTCCGCCAGGTAATGTATCAACTTTAGAACCGCGTCCTTCAGAAGTCTGTGGAAAGAAATAGTCCTCATTTATCGATAATGGGTTGTATGCGCTATCAATTACGTTCTGTCCTCCACCACTTTGACTAGGAATTCTACGCTGATGTATCTCATTTTTAACTCTTTCTACAAATGCCATAGCTAAATGGCTAGGCATATTACCCACGTCGATATGGAATACACGTCTTTCTGGTGCTCTTTGAATTCGATAAATTAATATAGCGTCTTCTAACAGTTCTTTTTGTTTATATACTTTAAAAATATGTTCCAATAAGCTATTACCAAATGGAAAATTGTTATCTAACCCTTCTGATAATGAAAGATGAACTACATGTTCAGCGTTAATTGCGTATTCTGTTTCAGCTAATCCGAATCTACTGCCGGAACTAGAACTAGGATATGGGCCAGATGCACCTTTTTGAGCACCCGGTGCACCCATATAACCAGCACCGGATGTCATTCCGCCACCGGATTGTCTAGGATTAATGTTAGGAGTAATTTGCGTAGCAATAAGATTTTCAAAATTCGGTGCTAAATCTTTAACAACATATTGTTCAGGTTTCTTGCCATTGCTCTCATTTACCATGATTTTAATAATTTTACTAGAATCAACCCAGTGCCATTTTTGAGTTTCGGGGTCTCTAATAAAGAATGCATCACCATATTTGAAAACGTTTCGCACTATTCGAAAAATCTTAGTATCAAATTGCTGTAGTTTATTCCATTGCTGTAAATATTCACCTAAAATGCGCACTTCAGAATTAGTAGCTTTACTATTCCATCTAACTGTAAATGGACTTTTACCATCTTTTAATTTTTGTGTGCAAAACTCAGCTAAAATATCTAATGCTGCATTAATTTCAGGATCACTATCCATAACTTCATATTGTTGATATCGTTCAATACGATTCGGACTACCTGTATATACATCAGGTAAGTAACTTGAGTAGTTTGTTCTAGCAGGTCCTGCTTTTGAATTCTGATCAAAACTTGAAGGCTTTGATTCATAATCATTTTCAATAGGTGAAAAGTGTTTTCGCCATGACATATTTTAAATTCCTTTATTATTGTTACGAATGTAATCTATCTTGTGATAAACTTCGAGTTGCGCTAATTTGTTTTTGGCTATTAGTACTAATTTTATCAGTATGTTGTGCCATTTCTATCATATGTTTATTTAACTGCATCAATGCATCATGAAGATCTTTTAACGTAATTTCTTTTACCATCATTGTTGCTGGTTGTTCTTGTGGTTTAGGCGGTACTACTGGTGTTTCCGGCGGTTTAACCTGTGATGCCATTGCCCGTTGCATATCTACAGGTGATAATTGCGCCTGCATAGTAGCCGGCGGTTTAATTTGAGACCGAGATTGTTTTAGTTCAGCATCTAATCTAGTATTAAACTCTTTAAATGTTTCAAGACCACCTACATGCGGAGTTGCTTTAACTTCAGCAGTTGCAGGTTCTTTTTTAATGTTTTCTTTCAAATTAGGATTAGGTTTATACATTCCTGAATTCTTCTGACGGTCAATCTCCTTATTTAATTCGCTATTTTCATCTGCTCTACGGGCAGCAATAGCTTCTGGAGTATTCATAGCTTTTAATCTAGCAGCATTTTCTGCAGGAGTTTCTTGTTTAACATCTTCATATTTTACATTTCCACTAGACGCTGCAGGTTTATTAGATGATTTAAACATTCCGGATATTGATGAACCTAAATCTTCAAATACACTAGTAGCTTTTTCTTGAGAAACTTTGCCAGGAAACACTTGCGGTTCAATTGGTTTTTCTGGGGGTTTGGGAAGTTTTTTCTTTGCAGACTCCGGTCCATGTTCTGCCATAAATTTCTTTTCATCCAATAATGCCTGTGATACTTGTAAAGATTTATGTTCATCATCTTTTTTATTTTTAATAACTGCATTTTTAACAGATTCTTCGCCGTGTTCTTTTAATCTGCCTTTTATTTTAATTAAATCTTCTTCATATGATAGTGCAATCTTTGCAACTTCTTCTTTTTTCTTAGCTAGTCGTTCAGCTGCTTCAGCTGATGGTTTAGTATTTGCTGCTTTCATTTCTTCAAAATCAAAAGATGCATTTTCTAATGCTTCTCTTTTCTTCATTAATGCAGTGCTAGCAGCAGATGGCCCTAATTTTTTCTCGGCGGCTTTGCTAGATTCACTAAGATCCATTTGTGCCATACCAATTTTAGAAAGATCACCACTTTTTAATGCTTGATTAAACTTAGCCATATTAGTTAAGCTTTCATTAAGTTTTGATACATCTGGCATTTTAGGTGGTTCAACTGCAATTTTTGGTTGTTGTTCTTTAACGGCAGTTGCTTCTCTTTCTTTTTTCTCGTTAGCTAGTGTTTCTTCACGTGCTTTCTTTTCTTTTTCTGCTTCTAATGCTGCTTTTGGCGCAAATTGTGCTTGTTGAGCTTTGACAATTGGAAGATCATGCATAGCATCTTCATCTTTGCGACCTTTAAGTTCAGCAATTTTGTCATTAAAGAATTTTAACTTACCTTCGCGTGCTTGTTTTTTAATAGTAGCAGTTAATTCCTCGCCAGTTTCTAACTCTTGCATCTCTGCATTTGTCATTTCATCACGAGCGTCTTTTAACCCAGATGCTGCAATAGGTTTTGCTGATAGTGTTTTTGGCTTCTCAATATCAACCGGTTTAAATTCAGGAACCTTTGTGCCTGGATTTATTTTTTCTATTAAGGCGGTCATTTTGTCAGATGATGCCTTAAATGCAGTTTCAATAGCAGACATTGGTTTTTCAACTGGTTTTGCTGGTTCTATTACTTTAGGTAACGCAGAGTCGGCTTGATTTTTATATTTTGCTTGTGCTGCAGCGTCTACCTCTTTGATTCGTGCTTGTATTGTGTCGTTAATTGATTTTGCATCAGCATTTACTACTGCAGATTTAACTTCAGGTGGTTTAACTTCAGCAGGTTTAACTTCAGATTTAACTTCAGGTGGTTTAACTTCAGCAGGTTTAACTTCAGATTTAACTTCAGGTGGTTTAACTTCAGCAGGTTTAACTTCAGGTTTAACTTCAGGCGGTTTGGCTATTGCAGTAGCGTGTTTAACTATTTCATGCGGGTTAATTTTGTCAAAAGTTTTAGTTACTTGCTCATTAAATTTTGAAGTAATATCACTAAAATTAACAGCGGTAAGTTTTTCAGTAATCCTAGTTAATTCTTTAACTATGCCTTGCATTGATGCAGTAACACTTGCAAATGTCTTAGTAAGCTCATCAGGTGTGCCACCGGCTGTTTTTGTTTCAGCAGTTTTTGATTCGTCAACAACAGGAGATGCAGTATCTACAGTAGGTGCAGCCGGTGCAACTGCTTTTATATCAGCAGTATCAGTTGCAGGAGGTGCAGCCGAACCAGCTTTTTTATTCATGTTAGTTAACAAATCCGTTGGTATTAATTTTTCAACATATCGACGCATCTGTGATTCAGTTGCAACTAACTCATTTCCATGTAGCTCTGCCGGAGAACCTTTAGGATCAAAGTTTTCAAACATATCTTTGAATCCGCCATTACCGTTTAAGAAATTTTCAAATGTAGGTGATCCAGATGCACGGTGTGCAGGTGTAACCGGAGCTGCCATTTCTTCTGGTGTAGTTTTCTTGTTAGATGCAGGTGATGCAGCATACGCTTGTTCTAATGTTTTTGAAAGGTGTTCGCTTGGAACCGAAAGAGCACCTGCTATTGTATTTTTAATACCGCCTTCTTCTTGTGTTCTAGGTCTTAAAATATCAGCTAATGCGTCTTGTTTTCCAATTAACCTGCCAGTTGATTCAGATAGTTTTCCAAAATCAGTAGCAACGCCGGCGGTTGCATCCTTAAATGATCGATTAACTTCGTTTATTGTAGTGCCGAGTTTAGATTGATCGCCAAAATCATGACCTTCTGCATTTTTACCAGCCATATTTTGTTGAACTTCTTTAGTCTGGCCTGCACGCGCTTCTTCCATTCCTATATTGCCGCGAGTTGCATTATATACTTCTTGTTTCTTTGCTAATGCTGCTCCTAATTCAAGGTTTCCAGTTAGTCCTGCACGAGTTTGATCTGCAAATCCACCTACTGCAACTCTAGCAGTATCTAAAAATTGTTTAGAATGCATTTGCTCGTCAACTGCGGCATGTGCTTTATCTAATGCAATTTTAGCATCTTGTTTTTGTTGGTCAGTAGATGCAGCCATTTGTAAACGCACTGCTTTTTCTAATTCAACGCCGGCTGTACCCAACGATGCCATTTTATCAGCACCTTCTTTTGTACGAATACCGCCTGACATAATTTCGTCTGCTACATCTTGTACAACAGGACCTAATGATCGTAAATTAACCTGCATATCTTGATACTGATTAAACTTATCTTGATCCATTTCCATTAAGGTTGCTTGGATTGTTGCATTTTTAGTTCTAGCAGCTAAGTCATCAACTTGTGCTTGTCTACTTAAACCAGTGATACGAGTAGTTTCTTCCATAGCAGCTGTTAAATTAATAGCTGCTTCAACTGCTTCTTTTTGTGCTTTTACAGTAGATAAATCTAATCCTTTGCGGTTAGCTGCTGATGATAGAGCAACTTGGCTAACTTCATCTGCAGATAACCCCATCTTCTTAAGTTGATTAACAACTCCGGATTCTTGTAACTGTTTATCCATTTCAAGCCAATTAGCTTGACTACGATTAATAGTAGATCCAACGCCACTTAATGCGCTAGCACCTTCTTTCATCATACGATTGTATTCGTCTTGGGTCATACGAGCGCCGGTAATTGCTCGATTGTATTCCCCTAGGTTGTTATTCCAATTAGCACCAACTTTGCCGGCTTCGTTCATGTTATCGTTGGTCTTAATAAGAGCACCGCCGAGATCTTGTGTAATTGCACCTAGTGATTTACCAATTCCCGGAACTGCAGCCGCTAGTATGTTGCTAAACATAGTAACTGCATTGCCGGCATTCATCGAGCCTTCAGCTAACTTAACAAATCCATTTGAAATTCCACTAATCGCAGAGTTAATTTTATTAGCAGAATCACCGCCCATGCTGCCGCTGCTACTTCCACTACTGCTGCCGCTACTTCCTCCACCGCCCAGGCCTCCAGGACTACGAGCTAATTGTCCAAGCAATCTGTTAGTTTCTGTTACTTGGGCTAGTGTTTGTTCTTCAATTGATGCCATAAAAAAATCCCTAAAAGTTTGTATATATAAATACGGTTAATATATTTATCCGGAGTTATATATGGCGAAGAACCCTTTAATCGATTATTTTAGACAACCAAAAATTTATATTTCATTACCTTCAAAAGGAATGTATAATAAATTAGGGTCACTCAACGGTGATGCTACAAACATTCCAATTTACGGAATGACAGGCATGGATGAAATAATAATGAAAACCCCTGATTCAATGTTATCAGGTGAGAGTACAGTTAAAATTTTTGAAAGTTGCTGTCCTGCAATTAAAGATGGCTGGGAAGTAACTGCATTAGACACTGATGTATTATTAACTGCAATTCGAATTGCAACATACAGCAATATTATGGCAATTACACATACTTGCCCAAAATGCAGTGCTGAAAATGATTATGATGTTGATCTAAGTACAGTAATTGAACATTTTGCAAAATGCGAATATCAAAATACAATAGAATTACCTGGATTACAATTAAAATTACAACCATTAACTTATAAACAATCCACTGAATTTTCAATTCGTAATTTCCAATTACAACAACGATTATCAGCTTCGTATAAAATAGAAGATGCAGAACTACAAAATCAAGAAGTAGCAACAGTATTTGTTGAATTAGGACATATTCAAAATGATATGTATGCAGCAAGTATCGAATCAATTGATATCGGCACCGTAGTTGTAACTGAAAAACATTTTATCATTGAATGGCTAAAAAATTGTGATAAATCAGTGTTTGATACTATTCGTGAGCAGTTTGCAATTAACAAAGATTTATGGAAAATTCCAAATGTAAACGTTAAGTGCGGTAGTTGTGATAAGGATTCGTCTGTTGCTATTGATTTAGATCAGACAAATTTTTTCGCTCCAGCCTAATTGGATTATCTAGGTCACAAGCTGGAGATGTTCTAATTAGGCTAGACGATGAAGTAATGGCATTTAAACGCGAGCTTTATAGATTATGTTGGTATATGCGAGGTGGTGTATCAATTAACGATCTCCTATACAACTTATCATATGAAGATCGTAATGCGATGTATTCAGTAGTTAAAGAAAATATTGAATTAACAAAGACGTCAAGGATGCCGTTACTTTAATCGGAATCTGCATATTTTAATACAAGATCACCTTGTTTATTTCGTTTAAAACGATCAGGGGTATATCCTTGTGCTTTATCTGACGCTTGTTGAGCAGCTATATCAGCAGGGTTTGTTGATGGTTTAGCAGTAGCAGTAGCATCAACTGGTTTATTAGTTGTTGCTGTTGCATTAGCAGGTTTTTCTGTTGCAGTAGGTTTAGTAGCTGTTGCGTCTATAGGTTTATCAATTGTAGCAGCTTGATCAGCAGGTTTTTCTGTTGTAGCTGCTGCATCAGCAGGTTTTTTAGTTGGCTCACCTGTTGCAATGCTGTCAGCTTCTGCAATTGCATCTTGCACCATTTTACTAAATTGGTCAACTGCTTGATTAGCTAATGCACCGACATCTTTAACACCGTTAATTGTTCCAAATGTTAGAAATTTAGAAAGCATTATTCTGCCTTCTTCTGACGCAATTTTCTGAAACACGTATGTTTGTGCACCTGCAGATAATAAATTAATTGTATTTGCAATAACTGGCCCAACACCGGGAATAATTCGTATAAATCCAAGCAATGAGCTGATAGATCCAAATACTATTTTTGTTACTAATGCTGAGGCTAAAGATGAAATTAGCAAACCCATTTGGATATTATGTTCTTCGTTATAATCCATTTGAGCTTCTTTTGAATTTTTTGATTGTTTTAAAACATCGTTAGCATTTGACATATTTGTAAAATATGTATAAAACGGTTTAAGTAAGAAAAATAAGCCAGCTGCTTTTAATAATTTTAATGCCGCATTTGCAGCTGTAGAGAAGAAGCCCTCTTGCAATGGCTTAGACGTAGTAGCAGATGCAATTTCTGATAGTTTTCGTAGTTCTTGATGAATGAGATATTCATTCGGTGTTTTAGCAGTAATCTCGTATATTTTCATTTATAATCCTGTTTGATAGATCGTACTATCCCTTAATTGTTATTCATATTTATTAAAAAATAATAATCATCTTAAGATGAACTAGCGTTCATCTGTATTTCGTTATCACTCAATACATTTTTATAGAAGAAACAAAATATAAATTAATATTTAAATATGAAATAATAATTTAAATATGAATTAATAATTTATTTAATAATAAAAAGATAGATATCACTTTGGAGTCAGATGCACCCTAATAAAACTGGATGCAAGAAATCACCCCATCGCCATGGAATTGCAGTAAGAATTTAATGACTGTAGACTCTCGCTATTGGCTACCTCCCAACCAACACTTACAGGTATTTTTAAGATATAACTTTCAGGTGCTTTGTATATCATTACGAAATTGTTACTATGTCTAGTATTCTACAGATTCTACGGACTCAGCATGCGAGCTTTTTGTCCACCATTCCGATTAAACAAAGCATTGACACCAATGGGGTGTTGCTTTAAGGCATCCTTATTGCGTTAAGGGTAGTGTTTAAAAGTCGCTATGCAATTAGCGATTTGAACAGCGGTTCACACATCAGGAACTTATCCAGCAGTATTATTATTCCGGCCTGCTAACCTTATGTTGCATTATATATTAAGTGTTTTGTGTGTTCTGTCTGATATTTATAATTGTGTTGTTAAGCAACCCGCAGAAGTGATTAACCTTTACGAGCAGCTAATTCTGCAAGATCATTTGCACGTTCATTACCTGGATTACCTGCATGAGCTTTAACCCATTGCCAATCTATAGTATGTGCAGCAGCAACAGTTTCTAATTTAAGCCAAAGATCACGATTTAAGTAATCAGTACGACCTTTCTTTTTCCAATTAGGAAACCATTGTGTAAAACCGTCAACGAGATATTTTGAATCAGAATAAATTCTAACTTTACATGGTCTTGTTAATCTAGAAAGTGCTTCAATAGCAGCTTGCATTTCCATGCGGTTGTTAGTAGTTTTTGGTTCTGTTCCAGAAAATTCTTTTATAACGTCTTTGTATTGCATAGTTATTCCCCATCCGCCTTTGCCTGGATTAGGTACGCATGCGCCGTCTGTATAAATTATTACAAGTTCTTCCATAGTGTTTTGTGTTAGATTATATTGTGTTTAGTTCTTAAACAAATATTTATCTGAACAACTTCTCCACCTTGTTAGAAACGATTATACAGTAATAGTATAAGGATGTCAACTGATCATTTTGCCAAACATAAAGTCTTAACAGCTTCATTGTTTGCATTCCAAAAAGAATCGTAATCTGTAAACACCCATTTACCGTTCTTTTTGGAATGATAGTCTACACTTTTTTGTAGTTTGAATTTTTTAATATGTTTATGTTCAAATGCAACATACGAGCCTTTGCGATTAAACTTCATCATAATGATATTAAAATCATCTGTATCAGCAACTTCTAAAGTTTGCTCAATCCAAGTATCTAAAATCTTAATTTCACCTGCAGTAAACAATTGATGAAATGGAAAATCAGCATAGGATTTACATTCGGCATTAAAATGTTTCCAATTTAATGGCGGTACAATATCACCCTTCATAGCACGAATTTGTCCTTCATGTAAGAAGTCTTTACGCACTGCATTCTTACCTCCGATATAAGCACCGCTGCCTGGTACCCTCATAAAATGACTTCCATATAAAGAGCTTAAATGTTTTGATACGGTGTTTTCCCAACTGTTCCCTTTTGATTTGCTCTTACTCGGCATTATAATTTCCCTTTCCTTTTTATCTTTACTTTAATTATCGGTTCGATTAAGCCATCTTGTATTTTTTGGTCACGCTCTTGTATTAACGCTTTAGCACGCTTACTTGGAGTTTTAGGAGAGAAATGATAATATCTCCAATCTTGAACTGTTTTGCGTTGTTCATCACAATAATTTCTAAGCTTAACGCTAAGTTTTTTAATTTCCATTAATTCTTTACGTAAGTCTACAACAGTAGCTGAATTTTGTATTGTAACCCAGCGTTGATGTGCTTTAAAGTATTCATTAAATGCATTCATTATTTCGTCGTGTAATTCTTCATTTGGTAACATAATAATTCCATATAATAACTATTTATTAGTCGTGAGAATGCCACTCTAAAAATAAAGTGGCATACATTTATCGGATTTCTAAATCTGTATCGTAGGAAGTAAAACCGTTTTCCTTTACAACTCTAAGTACATTGTTTACACGTCCAATTAATTCTTCTTTATGACTAATTAAGAACACGTTTTTATGACGTTCTCTTGCCATACCTTTTAGTACAGTTAACGCACTTTCAATACCATTAGCATCTAAACCGTTGTCAATAAGTTCGTCTACAAATAACAAGTTAATACCTTGATATAGACTTTCCCACACATCACGGAATGCCCAAGACATACCTAAAATCAGTCTGTTACGTTCCCCACGGGATAAATTGTCAAAATCTAAATCTTGTCCTAATTGTGTAATTTCGACAGTTAAATCATTTTGAAATACTACATTATGCGGCAACCCCATCTTATCTAAGTAGTAAGTTAACCGATTGTTTAAGTACGCTAAATTTTGATCTATAATTTTTTTACGGATAAAACTGTCTTTATTTGTGAGTAGTTTAAGCAAAAACTCTTGGTGATCTTTGAGTGCGTTTGCTTCGTTAATCTTATCCCAACTAATCTCTTGTAATGCAGCATTCCGCATTTCGTCAATTTGTTCTTGGTATGGATCAGTGTCAACTGCTTTAACTTCTAACTGTTGTTCTAAAGATCTAAAGTTAGTTTGGTGTTTTAATGCTTGCTCAAGTGTGTCATAATATGTATCTGGTCTAGTTTCAATAACTGTAATATTAGCTAGCTCATTGCATATTTTATTGTAATCAGATGACACTTTATCAAAATATTTTTGTGCTTCGAGTAAGTGTTGTTCGGCAGTGTTAAGTAATTCTGTGTGTTTGTGATCGTGTAATTCTTGTTCACAAGCATGACATTTTTTGTTATCAAGTGCGTTAATTTCTCTAACATATTTGTCTCTAGTTTTAGTAGCTTGACTTGATGCAGACTCTAAAGTTGCTTTTTCTTTGTTAAGACTTGCTATTGTTGCACGTTGTTCTAAGTACTCTTTTAGTAACGAATGATTAGCAACTTCAGCTTCAATGTCTACACTTTCCATTTCTACAATGGCACGAGCAAGTTTTTCAAGATCAGTTTCTTGTTGACTATACCATGCTTTTTGTCTTAATAACAGGGTATTAATGCTTTGTTGAATACGCTCATTTGACTTTTTAGCAGCTTCAATGTTTGCAGTTTCTTGATAAATTGTATCTTTGGTTTGTCTAACTTGCTCTTTAAGTGTTTCGGCTTTTTCACTTAGCAATGTAATACCTAACAGTTGTTCAATGATTTCTCGTTGATCATTTGCTCTCATTGACAAGAATGGTTCTGTGTAAGTGTTCAATGCAACGATATGTTTGAACATATCATGACTCATACCGAATAAGTGATGCAAGTCTTTTTGTGTCTCTCTCATATCGCCTTGTGCATCGTCTGCTAACACTTGTGATTCTTCGTTAACAAAGAACTTAAGAACAGTTGGTTTGCGTCCACGTTCGATGCGATATGTGTTACCGTCTTTTTCAAAAGACAACGTAACTAACATGTTCTTATTATTGATTTTATTGATTAAATTATCTTTTTTGATGTTAGTAAGAGCAGAACCGTATAGCGCGTAACTAATAGCGTTTAACATTGCAGTTTTTCCTACTCCGTTTCTAGATCCAGCGTCATCACCGCCTTGATCTAGGTTTTCTCCTAATACAAGTGTTAAGTTATCAGTAGTTAAGTTTACTGCTTGCGTTTGGTTACCGATTGAGAGAAAGTTTTTTGCAGTTATTGATTTAAGTGTTATCATTATAATGGGTAATAAGTTGAATAAGGGTGTTAAGTTCTATAGAACATTTAATATGTTTAGATATATTGTCTGTGTAAGGCATCATTACTAAGTTACAAATATGACCAATTATTTCCGGAGGAACGCTGTCTGTAAATCCCTGCCAAACACTAAATTTATGGTCTAAATGATAAGTTAATCGACCTCGTTTATCGTAGTTTTCTAAAATGGTCAAGTTTTGTTTTCTCGTTTCAGCCCATACTTGTCTTTTATATTGTTCAAACTCAGAATGTAAATCAGGCGACATACATAATCCTAATTTTACCTTTGTATCTATAACTCTTTCAAAAATTTCTTTAGTTTTTTCTTTAGGACGGCGGGCAACAGTAAGTTTTACGTTAGTAGAAACTTTCTGCTTTAATAACGTTGCTTCATCTTCTGATAAATGTAACCATCGATTTTTTCGTCTATTAATATCATTTATTTCTTCAATTGATTTAGATTTTAATGTTTCTTGCCATTTTTGTTGGCGTTGACTCCAAATTTCAAATCCTTCTTTATCACCGTATTTGTTAATACATATTTTTTTAGAAAAGTTAGTCTGAAACTCTGATAGTTTTAAAGTTGCATCTTCGAATGACAGCCCTTTTGTTAACCAAAATTCTAAACATCGAGGAGATAATTTTCGTTTTTCTTCAGCAGACATTTCTTTTCGTTTTTTACCTCCTTGTTGCTGTCGTTCTTTTACTAATAAGGTTGCTTCATCTTCTGAATATCCTTTGTTGATATAATATAAAACATTATTTGGTCTTCTAATTGCAATTTGATATTTTGCGTCATCTTCTGAATATCCTTTTGTAATCCAGTATGACAAAGAAAATACTGACATAGGTTTCTCCTTTATTTGTATTTAGTTAACGGCACTGGTAAATGTAATATCTTCATAGGTTGCTATAGATTGATAATAATGTGTTTTTGTTATAAGTTTCAGAGTCAATATTTACAATTTGAGTTGCTACAATTTCGTCTATACTTTCAAATGCTTCAATGTCTACGTTGCTTGATACATCTATTGACTTGCGTTCTTCAATTACTTTAAGTTCTCTTAATTTATAATCTCCAATAAACTTTTCTTTAATAAAGCTAGCTTCTTCAAAGCTAATATCAATGTCTAATGCTACACGTAAGTGTTGATTTGGTTTAAGAATCTTATCAGCATCGTCTAAAAGTTGACTTAATTTAACAGTTCTAAATGTAGGTTGATTTGGCCAAGTAAAGAATTCAGGTTGTCCGTCCCACTCTAAAACCATCATACCTCTTGCATCGTCCCACGCATCTGCATAGTTATGCGGGAATGCATTACCAATGTAATGCATGTTTTCACGTTGCTGTCTTTTGTGAAAATGACCACTAAAACCAAGTTCATAACTGCTAAAAGCTTCTAAACTAATCTCACCGTGATCTGGCATTTGTACCATTGCGTTCATAAAAAAATGAGGTAATTCAAAGTGACCAAAGATATACTTCGCACCTTTCTTACCAATTTCTTTCCATTCATCATGTACTAACCAAGGACATAATGTAACATTTTTAATAGTAGTTGGGTGATGAACTACGGTAATTCCGGGGATATATTTGCCAAATTCAACACTGTGTATGTCACGTTTATCTTTGTAATATAGGTCATGATTACCTGGAAAAAAGTAAAACTCATCAAATGCTTGACCTAATTTTTCCAAAGCTCGAAGGCTGTAATCCATAGTTGTGATGTTTAAACTATTACGATTATGATGCCAATCTCCCATAAAGATACCAACATCACACCCTTCTTCTTTTGCTTTTGCAATGTACCAATCTACAAAATCTTCACAATCTTGATTGTGAACGCTGCTGTTTGACTTAAGACCATAATGGATATCGGTAAAAACAGCAGCCTTTTTAAATAAATTATTCATTATTTCCTATTGAACTATATTTTAATAAAAACCAAACTAAATCTTTGTTTGTGATAAATGTAACATCCCCGCCAAAACTACTATTAAAATTTACGTTGCATTTATAAGTATCTTCAAAAAGCTTTTCAAGATATCTAGCAGTGGCATCTGGGTGTTCTTCTCTAAGTATTTTATAAGCAGCATCGAGTGCCGGATGCTGAATATCTAATGAGTTATTCGTGATCTTCTGATCGTCGCATTGCAATGTCATATTCTTCTGATCCGGTCCTAGTATATGATGGGTTCATTCCGTTCATTTCTAAAATATCATCTCTAATATTTTGATTACGTTTTTCTATGTTAATAACTCTAACAAATGAATTAGTGCAGGCAGCGGTAAAATATGCAAACGGATTATCTGATTTTGATTCATCAAACTGTAAACCAATTTGTGTTAGCTGTAATATTGCCTGTCCGCGCATCTCGTCATTGTAAGTATACCCTCTTACATTACCTCTAGTTGCGTATCGCTCACACAGTTTAATCATCATTCTTGCTAAAGTATCAGTAATTTGTCCTGCAGTTCTATGATATTGCCCTGTTTCTAAGTCCCCTGACCAGTGACTCTTGCCAACGCACACTAAAACATTATCTATAAATTTCCAATGTTGAAACGGTGGAAAGTTTACTTTGTCTCTTTTATCTGCTTCTGTTTTTGGATTTTTCTTTCTAGTTGCATTTAGTGGAATATGTTCATATGACATAATTCTAAATACTAAATCTTCTTTTGCTATAGTTTTATAACTAATTTCACAATCTGCTTGTTTAAGTTTTTCGCCATTGTTCTTTCTAGTTAAATAGTTTAAATCACCTAGCCGCTTTGCTTGATTCCGTTTTGCATCTGCTATAGTACGAATGTTTATCTTATCTATACTAGGTAAAATTAAATCGTATTGATGATACGATGGGTCAGTAAAAACACAATAAGAGCTTTTTGATCTATGTATTTCTAACAGCATATCTTTGTTGTTTAAGTAATTTACTTTTGGTGTAAGCATTGTTTGTATCTCCATTTACATAGCTATTATAAACTCTACACTTAATAAAGTCAAATAAATAATGTAATATAAGGAACACAATTATGTCAATTTCAGGTTTAGGAGCAGTTGCAGGTGCGGGAATTTCAGCACTTGGCAACGCAGGTAATTTATTAACTAACATACGATCAGCAACGTTGCCTAGAGCAGGCGAAGTAATTGGTGATTTTATGAGTGTAAAAGCAGCATTTGATGATATGGGAATTGATGATTGGCGAGCAAGACTCACGTTGCCAACGTGGCCAAGTTTTAGAGGAAGTCCGGTATTAAAGCCATTAGTCGATGCCGGTGGCATGATATTTCCATATACGCCAAACATTCAACTAGCAAGTTCTGCAAAGTACACTACGGTATCACCGATACATTCAAATTTTAATTTTCAAGCGTTTCAACATAGTGATCCGGGATCTATTACAGTTACTGCGCCAATGAATGTCGAGGATACTACTCAAGCATTGTATTGGATTGCTGCATTACATTACTTTCGATCAATAACTAAAATGTTTTCCGGTAATGATCCAAAAGCAGGGAATCCACCGCCAATTGTAATGTTTAATGCATATGGAAGTTATGTATTTAATAATGTACCAGTTGTTATAACATCGTTTAGCACTAATCTTACTGCAGAATGCGACTATATTCCAGTTGCTACTGTTACCAGTAAAGCAGGATTAGTTGCAGGTATGGCAGATGCAGCAGGTCAGGTTTCTAATGCATTTGGATTAAACGGAGTTACTGATATTTTTGATGGTATATCTGAAGTTGCACAGTTAGCAAATTCATTAGGTACAGGCGGCACAAAAAAAGACGGGACAGCATATGTTCCTACTAAATCGTCGTTTACTATAACAATGGTACCTGCGTATAGTAGAACAAGTGCTCGCAAGTTTAGTTTAGATAATTTCGTCGCAGGCGGATATTTAAATAACAGTTTTGGATATTTATAATATGGCATCATATAGCAATACAAGTCCGTGGTTTAGAACCCCTATAACACAAGGATATTTAGGTATATTAAAAATACGTCCGGTTGCAGAAGAAGTATCGGATTTTTTATATACGATTGAATCTCAATATACACATCGTCCTGATCTATTAGCGTTTGATTTATACGGCACTTCTGCATTATGGTGGGTATTTACGCAGCGTAATTTAGATGTAATACAAGATCCAATATTTGATTTTGTACCAGGAACGAAGATATATATTCCGCAATTTAGTAAATTAAAAATATCATTAGGAATATAATATGGCTTCAATACTTGACTCAGCAACAACAATGGTAAGCGACGCAGCGTCATCTGCAATTGATAGTATCTCAGATTTTGCATCATCAATTAGTACTAAATTTAAAACATTTTCAGAAATATCACTACCGATTGCAAATCCGTTATTTGATTATGCAACATTTAATTACATATTAGGTATTGGTGTGTTAACAGATACTGATTTAGCATTTCCGGATAAGTCATACTTAATAAATCGGACATTACCGTCAGATAAACCTATACCGCTAATTGCTAAAACTGCAGGAATTGATCCAAATAATCGGATTAATACTCCATACGGGAAGTTTGATTTTTTTATAGATCATTTAGAACTAAGTGCAAGCATTGGATTTGAATCCGGTAACAACACAAATACTGTTCAGTTATCATTTGATATTCAAGAACCTTATAGTATGGGATTATTTTCTATAGCATGTAATCAAGCCGCATTAGACGCCGGCCATAAGAACTGGCGAGATGCACCGTTTCTATTAACAGTTGAGTTTCGCGGTAACACTGAAACTGGTGTACTTGCTAATATACCGGGCACTTCAAGGTATATTCCATTCAAGTTTACAAATATGAGTATGACTGTAAACCATACCGGTTGTGTATATCATTGTAATGCAATGGCATATAATCAATCTGCACTTAGTACAAAACATGCTGTATTAACAAATGACATTTCGGTTAAAGGTAAAACAGTACAAGAAATTTTGCAAACAGGTGAAAAAAGTTTACAAGCGGTATGGAATAAACGATTGCAGCAATTTAAAGATGATAAAATTATAGAAGTTCCGGACGAGGTTATCATAGTTTTTCCAAATGATATTGCATCAGAAAGCACAGATGCAACTGCTGATGAGTCAGGAGATTCAAGCGGCACTGCGACTACTGTAGGATCAACTGACATATATTCAAAAATTGGCGTAACAAAAAGTGCAATTAACCAAACGCAAGTACAGGATCCTGCTAATTGTAATATGTTAGGTAAAGCGTCTATGGGATTTGGACAAGAAAAACCTGCAGATTCTCCATACGGAAAAGATAACAATGTTTATAATGAAGAATGGAAAGTGTATGTGCAAGCAAATAATGTTCCAGATTTTACAGTAAGTGATTTTAAATTTAGTCAAGATACTGATATTCCAAATGCGATTAACCAGGTTCTATTGCAAAGTAATTATCCGCACGGCGCATTTGATTCTAAAAGCATCACACCTGAAGGTTATCGTAAGTGGTGGAGAATAGATGTACAACTTTATAATGTATCATCTGATGCAAATTTAAAATCTACAGGAGTTAAACCTAAAATTATTGTATATCGAGTAGTTCCATATAATGTACATGAGAGTTCCGGAGTAATGCCAAACAATGTTAAACCTCGAGGCTACGACAAAATGAATGTAGTTAAGGTATACAATTATATCTATACTGGGAAAAATGTTGATATTAAAAAGTTTGAAATTAAAATTGAGAATACATTTCAAGCAATGATGAATGCTGATGCAGGTAAATCTTCACAAGACATAAAAGAAGCCGCTGAAAACGGCGGGTTTTTATCAAAAGTCGCTAATATGTTTTCGTTGGTAGGTACTGATCCAGAAGACGGTGTTACTCCTACACAAACATCATATTCTACTACTAAAACTGACACTGATCGATTAGGCGGCGGTGGGTCTGAGACTGTTGCAAATCGAATAGCACGAAATTTTCATGATCAAGTATGTAGCGGAATGGATATGATAATGTTGGATATGGAAATCATCGGAGATCCGCATTGGATAGTTCAAAGCGGAGTTGGTAATTATACATCACAACAGACTCAGTTTCCTACATTAAATGCAGACAGTAGTGTAAATTACCAAAGTGGTGAAGTTGACATTATTGTTAATTTTAGATGCCCGATTGATATTAATCAAGCAACTGGCATGGACGATTTTACCGGTGGAGCACCGACATCAGAACTAATGCAATTTAGTGGACTATATCGAGTAAATCAATTAACAAGTTTGTTTAATCGCGGTGATTTTACACAGGTATTAAAAGGGCAGCGTAGGAAATTGCAAGAAGCAACAACCAAAGACGAGCCAGATCCATCATTTAGTACTGATAGTTTTACATTTGACGGAACACCGTCGATTGGATCGATAATTGATAAAGTAACAAACTTGTTTTAACTAATTAGGATTATAATGAAACACAACAATTTAGAATCATCACCGAAGTCGCAACCAGCTTCTAAACCAGGACCATTTTTAGCTAAAGTTATTGGGCATTTAGATCCTAGTTTTATGGGTGGATTAGAAGTTGAAATTTTAAGACCAGTTGGGAATACCTCAGCTGAAGGCCAATTGCATCAAGTAAAATATATGAGTCCGTTTTATGGAGTCACTGGTGTTGATTACACAGTAAAAGAACCAGATGATCACAATAATACACAGAAAAGTTATGGCATGTGGATGATTCCGCCTGATCCGGGTACTACTGTTGTTATTATTTTTATTGATGGAGATCCAAAGCGTGGGTATTGGATCGGATGTGTTCAAGACGAAAATATGAACTTTATGGTTCCTGGATTAGCCGGAACTGCAAATGCAGTTACACCAAAAAAAATTGACGGGGTAGTAACTCGATCGCCGGTATCTGAATACAATAAAAAATCAAATACAACTACCGGTGATGCTACTAAGTTTAAAAAACCGGTGCATCCTATTGCAGATGCTATGGAAAAAGCAGGTTTATTGCTAGACGACATTCGTGGAATAACAACTAGTAGTGCAAGACGAGAAACACCGAGTGCAGTATTTGGTATATCAACTCCTGGCCCATTAGATAAAAAAGGCAAACAAGGCACTATTGGAAAAAAAGAACACGAAATTAAAAATGCGTATGTAAGTAGATTAGGTGGTACTACGTTTGTAATGGATGACGGAGATGATAAAGTTCTTCGTAAAACTCCGGCTAGCGAAGGAAAACCCGATTATGTTAGAGCAGACCAGGGAGAAAAAGGTGGAAATGTTGGTATACCGCACAACGAATTAGTTAGACTCCGCACTCGTACAGGTCATCAAATTTTATTGCACAATAGTGAAGATTTAATTTATATTGGTAATGCAAAAGGTACTGCATGGATTGAATTAACAAGTAACGGTAAAATTGATATCTATGCAGAAGACTCTATTAGCATCCATACTGCTCAAGATTTTAATTTTTATGCAGGGCGAGATATAAACTTTGAAGCTGCTAAAAATATTAATATGAAAGCAGGTGCTGAGTTGCAAATCGAAGCTGGCAAAGATTTAAATATTGTAATTGGCGGCGATGGCAAAGTTACAACTACCGGTGGACTTGATATTAATACTACTGGTAGTAATAAATTTACTGCAGCTGGATCAACTGAAATTAAAAGTGGTGGGAATCACATCGAGTCTGCATCGCAAATTCATATGAACGGGCCAGGCGCAGGTGCAGCTAAATCTGCTAAAAAGTTAAAGATACATGCATTACCTACTGAAGTAAAAGGTGGAACAATAAATTCAATAATGCGTCGGATACCAACTCACGAACCGTATCCACAGCATGAAAATTTAGATCCGTTAAAGTTTAATGCTAGTGCAACTAACCGAGATATTGATGGTCGAACTGAAGGTACTAGTCAAACATTGAAAGAACCAGCAACATTATGGAAAATATATACATCTATAATAGAAACATTTAATAAAGTAAAGGGAGGAAAATAATGAGTTTATCAATGTATGATAGGATTACATTACCGGCATTTGCTAATAAACCGGAACTAGTAAAACCAAAAACTTATAAAGGATTTAGTACAGTTAATACACAATCAGAACAATACAGCTTGTATGATTTTGAATTAATTAAACAAGATATACAAAATCATTTTCATGTTAGACAAGGTGAACGATTAATGCAACCGAATTTTGGCACTATTATTTGGGATCTGTTGTTTGAACCATTAACTAATGAAATAAAAGACATGATTTTGCGAGATATTAACAATATCATTAATTATGACCCTCGAGTACAAATTGGTGATGCAATAGTAACAACTTATGAAAGTGGGATACAAATTGAATTCTCGTTAACTTTTACTCCATATAACGTTACTGAAAAAATAAAAATGCGATTTGATCAACAACAAGGCCTGTAGCATAATAAACTATACGGTTTATGTTAATTAATAAATATCATTATTAGGATAACATCATCATGAGTGCAACTGACAGACAAAATAGATTATTAGTAGCTGAAGATTGGAAAAAAATATATCAATCATTCAGAAGTGCAGATTTTCAAAGTTATGATTTTGAAAATTTACGACGTACAATGGTTGATTATATTCGCCAAAACTATCCAGAAGATTTCAATGATTACATCGAAAGTTCAGAATATCTAGCATTATTAGATGTGATTGCATTTTTAGGACAAAGTGTAGCATTTCGTGTAGATTTAAATGCACGAGAAAACTTTTTAGAATTAGCCGAACGTCGTGACAGTATTTTACGATTATCGCAGTTAGTAAGTTACAATGCAAAACGAAATATTCCAGCACACGGATTATTAAAATTCACATCAGTTAATACAACACAAGACATATATGACAGTAACGGCAACAGTTTATCAGGCCAAACTGTTACATGGAATGATTCGTCAAATCCAATTTGGTATGATCAATTTATTAAAGTAATAAATGCAGCACTACCAGGAACCCAACGATTTGGTAATCCGGTAGATTCTTCCATTATATATAATATACCTACTGAGCAGTACACATTCCAAAGTGCAACTGCCGATGTTCCGATTTATGCATTTTCTAAAACAGTTGCCGGTCGATCGATGAATTTTGAAGTTACTAGTACTACATTTGCTGGACAAGATTATATATATGAAGAAGCACCTAAACTTAAAAATAGGTTGTCGTGTGTATATCGAAATGACGGACACGGATACGGCAGTGCAGGTTCGGGCTTCTTTTTCAACTTTACACAAGGTACTATAGGACATTCACAATTTACAGTTGACCAACCTCGAAGTAACGATCTAATTAATATTGCATCAACTGGTATTAATAATACCGATGTGTGGTTATATCGATTAGATAAAAATGGAGACGAAACTGAGACATGGACGCAGGTACCAAGTCTTAAAGGTAACAACATTATCTATAATAGTGTTAATAAAAATATTAAAAATATTTTTGGTGTAACAACTCGTGCAAACGACGCAATTACTTTAAACTTTAGTGATGGTACTTTTGGTAATATGCCATACGGCACATTTAAAGTATATTATCGATTAAGCAACGGTTTGTCATATACTGTTAATTCAAAGGATATACGAAATGTATCAATTACTATTCCATACATGTCAAATATGGGACAACAAGAGTCATTAACCATTTCGTTAGCATTATCAACAACGATTACTAATGCCGAATCTAGTGAAACAAATGCTAGTATTAAAGCAAATGCACCTGCGTCATATTACACACAAAACCGAATGATTACAGGCGAAGATTATAATATTTGTCCGTTAAGTGTAAGTCAACAAGTATTAAAAGTTAAAGCAGTTAATCGTTCATCAAGTGGGATTAGCAGATATTTTGATTTAGTTGATCCAACTGGCAAATATAGTTCTACAAATTTGTTTGCAGATGACGGTGTTATATATAAAGATAATTATGAATCATACACTAAATTTTCATATATTAATAAAACAGATATCGAAGGTGTGATATACAATGTAGTAAATAACATCTTAACTAAATCTGAACTACGTAATTTTTATTATTCAAAATATACCGATTTTGCAAAATTAGGTAGTAATTTGCAAGTTGGATGGAGAGCAGTAACGTCTGACGTAGTGTCATCTACTGGATACATTTATGATTTACAGGCCACTGGTGAAGTTTACAAAGTTGGTCCACAATATACAGTTTCTGATTTAAAATATGTTACCTTAGGATCACTAATAAAATTTGTTGCGCCTACCGGTTATTATTTTAATCTTGATAATCAAAATAAACTTGAAGAAGCTATTAGTGTAAATTATGCACCTAATACATCATTATACATTTGGGCTGCAGTTGTTGCTATAGTTAATGACGGCCGAGCTAACGGTATTGGCGTATTATCATCCGGAGCAGGCCCGATTACATTAAATGTTAATATTGCCGATGGTGCAATCATAAGCCAAATTATACCTAAATGTCGAACAACATTAGATTTAAATGTAATTAACACTATGATTGATTTAATTTTTGAAAATAAATCTTTTGGATTAAGTTATAATGCAGCACAACAGGTATGGCAACTTGTATTTGAATCAAACATAGATTCGACTAGTCAATTTAGTTTAATTAATCAAGGTAGTATTACTAATACACAGAAAGATGCTAGTTGGATGTTGCTATTTACTACCGATAATGAATATTATACAATTACTAGTAGAGAAACTCGTTATATTTTTGAGAGTGACAGTCAAATTAGGTTTTATTTTGATAGCAGTGAAAAGGTATATGACAGTAGAACAAATTCAGTAGTTCGTGATAAAATCAAGGTGTTAAGTATTAACAAACAAATATCATCGTATAATTCATATACTACTGATTTTGTTTGGGATGTTGTTTCTGAATACATTGGGTTAGATGGGTATGTTGATAATAAGAAGATAGTAGTGTCGTTTGCAGATTCTGATGATAATGGCATTGCAGATGATCCTGAATTATTCACAAATCTTGTGTTATATCAACAATATATATTGCAAGAAAAATATCAAATTTCATTAGGGCAAGAAGATTATCGATATGTTGCAAATAACAGTAAAGTTTGGATAATTCCAGAACTTACAACAATTGGAGATGTAGGATTGTATTATTATATACCGGGATCAAATACCGTAACTCAAGCATCGTCTACTGGTGTATTAGAACCTACATTGGATTACAAGGTGTATGAAGGTCGCGCGAATTTAAAATTTCAATATATTCATAACGCAAATTATGAATCAAGAATAGATCCAGGTGTGAGCAATATTATTGACGTGCATGTATTAACTAAAGGTTATGATACTGCGTTTAGACAATGGATTAACGGTGCAGCTATTTCTAAACCATTACCGCCGAGTGCAGATGAATTATACAATACACTCAGTCCGTCATTAAATTTAATTAAATCTATCTCAGATGAAATAATTTATCATGCAGTTAACTATAAAATATTGTTCGGTGCAACTGCTGATCCGGAATTGCAAGCAGTATTTAAAATTACAAAAACTCCAGGACAGATAATATCTGATAACGATATTAAATCGCAAGTAATAGTTGCAATTAATACTTTCTTTAATTTAGACAACTGGGATTTTGGAGATACATTTTTCTTCACAGAGCTAGCAACATTTGTAATGAATCAACTAGCACCAAAAATTTCAAATTTTGTAATTGTACCTCGAAGACAAGGTTTAAATTTTGGTAGTTTATTCGAAGTTAAGTCATTAAGTAACCAACTTCTTATAAATGGAGCAACGGTTGATGATATTGAACTTATATCCGGAATCACTGCAACTAATATTAAAACATCAAATGTAATGTCTCTTGATAGTACAATAAATCGTCAATCTATAACTAGTTCTACATATGGGAATATCTAATGGTTAACAAAAAAATAACTTTACCTAGAAGTACAGCAACCGATACAAGCAACAGTGATAATACTGCAAATTTTTTACCTAGTTATTACCGAACAGACACTAATAAAAAATTCTTACATGCAACAATTAATCAGTTAACCCAGCCGGGTACTGTAAAAAAAGTTAACGGGTATATTGGTCGATTAAATGCTAAAGCATCCTCATCGGCTGATATTTTTATAAATGCGCCTACTCAGGTTAGGCAAAATTATCAATTAGAACCTGGGTTAGTAATAACTGATAATATAGATAATACTGTATATCTAAAAGATTATCAAGATTATATTAATCAGTTGCGTGTTAACGGCGCAAATGTATTTGATCATTCTAGATTAAATAATCAAGAATTTTACAGTTGGGATCCACATATCGATTGGGATAAATTTGTTAATTTTCAAGATTACTATTGGTTACCAAACGGTCCTAATACTATTAGTATTAGTCATGCTGCTACGACTGACCAAAGTGTATTTACAGTAACGATTGATACGGCTGGTCTTGATTCTGCATATGTGTTTACACCTAATGGATTTAATAGAAATCCAACAATTACATTATATAGAGGAAAAACTTATGAATTTAACATTCATAGTACTGACAACGTGTTTAGTTTTAAAACTATTCGAACTGAAGGTACACTAAACCGATACATAACACCTACATTAGATAACAATTCAATTACTTCGGGTAAAATTATATTTACCGTACCGTATAATGCACCGGATGTGTTATTTTATGTAAGCGAATCTAATATTGATCTTGGTGGCACAATTAGTATTTTAGATATTAACACTAGCGGATTCATTGATGTTGCTACTGAAATTATAGGCAAACAATCATTCCAAATGCCAAATGGTAAATTATTAAGTAATGGTATGTGTTTATTGTTTACTGGTGAAGTAACACCGGCATTATATGCAACCGGAAAATTTTATGTTGAAGGTGTTGGCACTGCTATTAAATTAATTCCAGAGCGTGATTTAGAAATAATTGCACCATATACTACCTCCGAAATGATTTTATTTGATGCAACCCCGTTTGATACAACACCATTTAGTGATGCTACTACATTTGCAGGAAATCCAGATTATATTGTAATTAACAGAAGCAGTACTGACAAAAATCAGTGGAGCCGATATAATAAATGGTTTCATAAAAGTGTAATTGAAACTAGTGCTGCAATTAATGGAATAACTGCAACTGTTGATCAGTCTATGCGTGCAGTTAGACCTATTATTGAGTTTGATGCTAATTTAAAATTATTTAATTTTGGAACAACTGCAATTACTGATATCTCAATTATTGATCGGTATACAACTGATGCATTTTCAACAATTGAAGGATCACTTGGTCACACCGTTGACAACATCCCATTACAACATGGACAAAGAATTATATTTACTGCTGATACTGATCAATTAGTAGCAAACAACGTGTATCGTGTTGAATTTATTGATGTGAAACATACAACTGACGGATTCGGAGTTTCTAATAGTCGACAAATTCGACTTGTATTAGAATTAAAACCATCTGAAAATCAAGTTGTATTAGTGCAACAAGGCACAATATCACAAGGTACTATGTTTTGGTATAATGGTAATACGTGGATTAGTGCGCAACAAAAAACTAAACTAAACCAACCACCATTATTTGATGTAGTTGATAGTAATGCAATAAGTTTTGGTAACGGTGCTGTATATCCAGGTACTACATTTAAAGGTACTTCTGTATTTTCGTACAAAGTTGGTACCGGAATAGCAGACAGCAAATTAGGGTTTCCTCTATCGTATAAAAATATTAATAACATTGGTGACATAAATTTTAATTTTACATTATTAACTGATATGTTTCAATATGATCAATCAAGTAACACTATTACAAAAACAACAGATGTAGGATATTTAATTAAAACTGTTAACGGACACGTGAATTATGTTAACGGCTGGCAAACAAGTTCTGTATCAAATGTGCAACCAGCGGTTCGCATTTACAGAAATTCAGAGATGACAAATAATTTTGATATAGATATTTTTGATACGTTACCTGCATTAATAGACATTAGTGTTCGCGTTTATATAAATGGCATGCGATCACCAGCTAGTAATTGGGTTATTAAAACTACGGCAACTAGCGTTACAGTTGGCCAAGTGCCGTTGACACAATATCAAATTGTGTTTAACACACCTGTGTTGTTAACTGATTGCGTAACTATAAAAGTGTATTCGCGTACTCCTATTAACACAAATGGGTTTTATGAAATTCCGATTAATTTACAACATAATCCACTAAATGGTGTACTGACTGAGTTTACACTAGGCGAAGTAATTGATCACGTTGATAGCATTATTGATAACATTTATACAGGTACATCATTTGTTGGTATATTCCCGGGTCTTAGTAATTTGAGAGATTTAGGAAATGTAACACAATTTGGTACAAAATTTGTTCAGCATAGTGGACCACTTAGTTTGCCAATGTATCATTTAACATCGGCTAACAATGTAATTAATGCGATTGAAAAATCAAGAGACGACTATTGCAAGTTTAAACGTGCATTTATGGTGTTAGCTGAAACATTAGGAGTAGATACCCATCCTATTAATCATGTAAATTTAATTTTGCGTACACTAAATGCAGATGTTCCAGCAACTGCTCCTTACTACTTTAGTGACATGGTACCATATGGAGCGTATTCGAAAATTGATGTTACTGTTCGTGACCCTGAATCTAATATTTTCTCATTATCTAAAGTGTTTAGTTTATCAGAATTGTCAACTTCGGCAGTTCTTATATATGTAAATGACCGGCAGTTATTGCACGGTAAAGATTATACGTTTAGCAATCAAGGATTTGTAATTGTTACTGCACTATTAAACGTTGCTGATGTAGTATCAGTGTATGAATATAGCACTACTGACGGATGTTTGATACCAGAAACACCTACTAAGTTAGGTATCTGGCCAAAATATGAACCAAAAATATTCTTAGATACTACATTATTAACTCCTTCAAGAATGATACAAGGACATGACGGTAGTTTAATATTAGCATATAACGACTATAGAGATGATTTGATTTTAGAATTAGAAAAGAGAATTTATAATAACATTAAAATTAAATATGATCCTACTATTTTTGATATATGTGATATGATTCCTAGTTATGCTCGAACTACTGATTATAGCTTAGACGAATTTAATTTAGTGTTATCTGCAAACTATTATCAATGGTCAACACATGTTAAAAAAGATTTTTCAATACCTTCATTACCTGGAACTAGAAATAATCCTTTTACATTTAATTATAGCAGCAATTTTGCTCCAGATGGTCGACCAACACCTGGATTTTGGAGAGGTATTTATCAATGGGTGTATGATACTGATCGTCCACACTTATGCCCGTGGGAGATGCTAGGAATTAGCGAAGAACCAATTTGGTGGAGTACAGTATACGGATTGGCACCGTACACTAGTGATAATTTAGTGATGTGGAATGATATTAGTAACGGATTGGTAAAAGAGCCAGATCAACCAATTGTTAAGAAAACTAAATTTGTTAAATCTTTTTTGATGAATTATTTGCCCGTTGACAGCAATGGTCGATTAGTTAGTCCATTAACAAATAATATTGCTAGCGGAACATCATCAAGTGATGTTCAATTATCCTTTAAGTTTGGTGATGTATCGCCAACTGAAGCTGCTTGGAGACGTCATTCACATTATCCATTTAGCGTATTAAAAACACTATTATTATTAAAACCTGCAATGACAATGGGATTAACACTAGATAGAAACCGAATTGTTCGAAATTTAACAGATCAATTAATATATTTAGATACTGGTGTACGTATTAGACTGGCTGATATTAAATTGCCGAGTGTGTATTTAAGTAGCACCCGGGTACAAACTGCAGGTCTTATAAATTATTTGGTAAATTATATTGATTGTAATGAATTGTCGTTATACAATGAATATAAAAATAATTTATCAAAAGTAACTGCGCAGTTATGTTATCGTGTTGGTGCATTTACTAGTAAAGAAAAGTTTAATTTATTATTAGAATCAAAATCACCGTCGTCAGTTGGCAATATTTTTATACCACCAGAAGATTATAAAGTAATAATGAATACGTCATCTCCGATTGCATCATTAGTATATAGCGGTGTTACTATTACTAAAGTAGAAGGTGGATTCGAAGTTACCGGATATAGCAAAACCCAACCGTATTTTACATACTATGCTAGTTATTATAGCGGTTCAACTATTACAGTTGGCGGTATTTCTGCAGTATATTCCGTATGGACACCGTACCATTATTATGTAGTTGGATTTGTAGTTAAGTATAACAATTCATATTGGCAAACTAAAATTTCACATAATTCAACTGAATATTTTTCAATAGATCATTTCACACTGTTACCATCTATTCCGATTGTTGGTGGTTCTAAGGTTGAATTTAGAACACGTTGGGAGTCTACTGAAATAATTGTACCATATGGTACTAAATTTTCGTCAATACAAGAAGTAACAGATTTTTTATTAGGTTATGGAAAATGGTTAACAGATCAAGGATTTGTATTTGATGACTATAACGATCAGTTAGGGTCAGTATCCAATTGGGAAACTAGTGCTAAAGAATTTATTTTTTGGACTGCAAACAATTGGGGAGTATCTCAACAGTTATGGGATGATTGGGTACCGGATATGTTAATTACCTTTGATACAATTGTTCGATATACCGGAGATTATTATCGTGCAATTAGAACAATGCAAGAACCAGTATTTAATGAGACTGATTATGAATTAATAAACGGTCTTAGTTCTAATGGAAATTCAGTCATAACACTAAGTCCGGCTGCAACTAAACTGCAATTTAAAACTATTTTAAGTGTAGTAGACGATATTACTAATCCGGATTATGTGTATGAGATGTTTAATGCGCAAGGTAGTCCAATTCATTCTAATCTAGTAAATTCATATAGGTCAGGTAACATAGTAAGTTATTCCACTACTGATATTAACGCATACATTTATTGTGCTAGTTTTTACTTAGTGCAAAAAGAACATGTTATTGTGATGAATAATGCAACTATGTTTAATGATGTAGTTTATAATCCAGAAAGTGGATATAAACAAGACAAAATTAAAGTGTCCGGATATGTTAGCATTGAGTGGAATGGCTCATTAAATGTTCCGGGATTTATCGTAGACAGTGCAATCATACATGAATGGGAAATATGGAAAGATTATTCAGTAGGTGATATTGTTAAACACCAAACATTTTATTATAGTGCAAGTAAATTTTTGTCAGGTACACAAAAATTTAATGATTTAGACTGGATTAAGTTAACAGAAAAACCAACTGCAAAATTATTGCCAAACTGGAATTATAAAGCAACTCAATTTACTGATTTCTACAGTTTAGATAGTGACAATTTTGATGCAGCTCAACAAAAAATGGCTCAGCATCTTATTGGATACCAAAAAAGACAGTACCTAGAAAATATTATTCAAGATGACACTAGTGAATTTAAATTTTATCAAGGTATGATAATTGAAAAAGGTACAACAAATGTTCTTAACAAACTTTTTGATGTTTTGAGTCTCGATGGTCAAGAAAGTATGGAGTTTTATGAAGAATGGGCAATTAGAACCGGACAATACGGCGCAAGTTCAGCATATAATACTGTTGAATTTATATTAGACGAGGCATTAATAAGAACTAATCCGCAAGGAGTTGAATTAGTTACGACTACACAACAACTTGATGATCGTATTATTCGACAAATTCCGTCTGATGTGTATGTAAAACCATTAGGATATACTCCGTATATTTGGCCTGCATTATCGTCAACGTCATCTATATTACGATCAAGCGGCCATGTTAGAGCTGATGAAGTAACAGTTACCATTCGATCACCTGAAGAGTTAACGACCCTTGATCCATCAGTATTACCTATTAACTCGTATGTGTTATGTACCTTTGAAAATGCAAGTTGGAATGTGTACCAAATTATATCATCTAAGTTATCACTTATTGCAATAACAATGATAGATGATACCACTGTAGAAATAACAGTTAATTCTTACATTAATTTTGATGTTGATTCATATGTTGGTATTAAACACAACTCGTTTAATTCATTTTATAAAGTAGTAAGTATCGGAACAAACAATTTTAGAATTAACATAGCTGGATTAAAGATTCCGACTAATGTTAAAACTATTTCACTTGTTACTGCAAAATCTCGTCGTGTAAGTTCAATTGATAATATGAATTATACGTTAGCAGATTTAGGAACATCATCATTATTATGGGCAGATAACACATTAGCTAATGATCAGACATGGGCAACTTGGAAACATCAATCTGTTTATACAAGAAATACGGTGTTTAATCAACAGTTAATTGATAATTTAAAATTTGGAAAAAGCGTTGCATCAACTGCAGACGGTAACTTAGCAGCAATCACAACTGCGCTTGGCGAGGTTATGATCTACGATAGGTTAGGTAGTTCTAAACCATGGACTCTCCGCCAAGTAATTAATAAACCGTTTATATCATCAGTTACTCCTATTGCAGACACAATTGCAACTGTTGTTGCTATATCTAAAGATGGTAAATGGCTAGCAACTGGATCACCAACTGCTAGTTTTGCAACGGTGTCGATGCCAATGACTGGTTTAAATGTAACTGATATTAACGGTTTAAATACCGAGTATCCTGGGCAAGGTGTTGTGTCAATATACGAAAACACCAATAACATGTTTACATTAGTTAACACAGTTACGAGCCCAATGCCACAGTCGCATGAAAATTTTGGATTAACTTTAGAATTTAGTATCGGTGCATCGCAATCATTGTTTGTAGGAACATCTCGTAGTTATAGTACAGTTTATCGATTGCAGTATATAGAAACAATCCGTGCAGGTACATTGTATAATCCAAATGGCAGTACTTCAACTTCTATTCAAGTTTCGACAACTGTTGATATTGTACCTGGCATGCGTATTAGAGGTACAAATATTGATAACATTGTAACCGATGTTATTGATGATACAACTATCGTTCTTAATACGCCGTTGTCTGCAGATCCTGATGGTAATTTAATATTTTCTACATTAGAATGGAACTATTGTAATGAAGTATATTATAACGATCAGCCTGGTAGCAACTATGGTAAATTAATTAGGGTGTCAGCCGATGGCGCCATTTTAGTAATTTCTGCACCATATGGGTATGGGGTGTTTAGTTCCGGTCAGGTATACATATATGAATACGATATTATGTTAAATTCTTACATACTGTTAACGACGTTGTCATCAACTAGTTCAAATTCACATAGTATTATGATGGAACAGTATGGTCAAAGTATTACGGTATCAAATAACGGTGAATACATAGCAGTATCAACACAAATGAACACGTACACAGTTAACAGTAACTTACAGTGGGTACAGATGGCATCAATCGGAATAGTGTATATTTATGAACGTAACGGAAGTGACTATAACTTGTATTATGAACCGATTGCTGCATCAGATATTACTAGCGGCTTTGGTACAGACATTCAATTCACAAATGATTATTCAACACTTGTAATTTATAGTCAAAATACAGATAACACACACCGAATGTCTATTGATGCTGGCACAACTACATTTGATGCAGCAGAATTAGATACGATTAATACTACTACTATTACATATACACTTACTGAGTTTGGCGGCATTGACGTCTATGATCGGTATGGACTGAGTTGGGTTATTAGTGAACGATTAACTACTTTATCATTATCTGAAGATGGATACGGAACATCTATTGTTGCAACACCGGACAGTATACTAGTTAGTTCACCGTTTGCAGAAACTAGAGTTTCACAGTACATTAATTTGCAAACTGGCATCGTATACGATTATGTTAAACCGACCAACCAGTACAGTTGGACAATAAATCACTATCCTGTTGCCAAACCCGATGTAAAGAAAATTAAACAAGCATTTTTATATAATAGATCAACTAACAAATTAATAAAGCATTTAGATCTAGTTGATTCGTTACAAGGTAAAAATTCAAGTATTGCTGATCAGGAAATTAAATTTAAATCGTTTTACGATCCAGCAGTATACAGTTCGCAAGTAGACAATCCAACATGGGTTAATGACGGTCTTGTAAATATAGATGATGGAATAGCATGGACTACAAATCAAGTAGGTGCATTATGGTGGGATTTAAGAACAGCTAAATTTATTGATAGTTATACGGATGATGTAGTTTATAGAAACAGTACATGTAGTACACTTGCATTTGGTGCATCGATTGACATATATGAATGGGTTGAAACAGATCTATTACCGTCGGAGTGGGATGCAGAGGCAGACACTGAAGCAGGATTAGCAATTGGTATAAGTGGAAAGTCGTTATATGGTGATAATGCATTTAGTTACTGTCAACGATATAATAAGTTAACTCAACGTCTTATAAACACTTATTATTTTTGGGTTAAGAATAAAATAACAATACCGTCAATTCCGGGAAGAAATTTGTCAGCAAATACGGTATCTAATTTAATTGCAAACCCGCGAGGCGCAGGGTACGAGTATTTGGCATTAACTGGATTAAATTCGTTTAGTTTAGTAAATGTAAAATCACTATTACATCATACTGATGCGGTATTATCAGTTGAGTTTTGGAATGGCAATACTGTTGATCAAAATATTCATTCACAGTGGAAACTTATTAGCACTTCTCCTAGAACAACTATACCTGCAAATATAGAACAAAAATGGTTTGATAGTTTGTGTGGGAAAGATTTAGGAAATCGAGTAGTGCCTGATCAATCGCTGCCAGTTAAATTGCAATATGGAATTGAAAATCGCCCACGCCAAAGTATGTTTATTAATCAATACGAAGCATTAAAGCAACTAATTGAGCAAACTAACATAGTGTTACGCTCAAATTTAATAGTTGATACTCGTAATATGGCAAACTTGCACAAGTATGATGAACTTCCAAGTGTAACACGCGGATTATACGACGACATTATTGATACTGATTTAGAATTACGATTTGCAATTGCAAAGTCGTATATTAAACCAGAAATTACACCAATAATAACAGATAGTGCAATTACTGGAATTATCGTAGTGTCTCCTGGACGCGGGTATTTAATAGCTCCGTATTTTACAGTTATTGGCAGCGGTACAGGTGCAATTATTAAATCGGTAATTAATGTAGCTGGTCAAATCATTGGTTGTGAAATTATAAGATCAGGAGTTGGGTATAATAGTACTACTACATTAGATATTAGAGATTATTCATTATTAGTTAAAAGTGATTCTGCATCAAATAACGGATGGAGTATATACGCGTATCAATCAGCTACTGAAACATGGAGTAAGACACTATCTCAAACTTATAATACTACCCGATATTGGGATTTAATTGATTGGTATGCAGATGGATATACACAATTTACAGCAATTACTCATTCAATTAATACATATGCTGATTTAAATTTGATTAGTGTTAAAATTGGAGAACATGTAAAAATAAACACAACAAGTTCAAATCGATGGGTTCTGTTAAAAAAATATGCAAATGTAACATCAGTTGACTGGACACTTTCATATAAAGTTATTGGTAGTCAAAACGGTACAATTCAATTTAACTCATTATTATATGATTTTAACGATACAGTAATTGGGTATGATGGATTGTTGTATGATTCTGGAGTATTTGATAACGGCGCATCAACCGAGTTACGGATAATTTTAAATTCAATAAAGGACGATTTATTAATTGACGACTTAAAATCACAATATTTAAGTTTATTTTTCTCTAGCATTCGATATGCAATGTCTGAACAGACATATATTGATTGGATTTTTAAAACAAGTTTTGTTAATGTGACTCACAAAGTCGGTAATTTACATCAGTCAGTTACATATCGTAATGATAATTTATCAAATTTTGAGGATTACGTATCAGAAGTAACACCGTATAGAAGTCAAATTAGAGAATATGTAAGTTTATATAATAATATTGATGTAGGTAAATTTGCAGTAACCGATTTTGATATGCCACCTGCAATTATCAATGGTAGTATTGCCCCTGTAGTTGCGGTAATTAACAGTGATGATGAAATTATAGTATCCTCTGGAAATATAGATAGTTATCCATGGAAAAGTTGGGCCGATACTGTAGGTTTTTCAGTAGTATCAATAAAATTATTAGATGGAGGTTCTGGATATGTGTCTGAACCGACTATTAAAATTTCTGGAGCATCCGGTTCAGATGCTCATGCAACTGCATTTATTTTAAATGGTAAAGTAAATCGAATTAATTTGATAACATATGGCTCAAAATATTTGTCAATACCGACTATTTCGTTTGAAGGTGGGTTACGTGCAGGCGGAGTTTCTGCAAGCGCAATTGCAATTTTAGGAAACAGTGTTGTCCGATCTAATCTAGTTGCTGTTAAATTTGATAGAGTTACATCAACATACGATGCAATTACATTATCTCATACAGAAACATTTGTTGGAACCGGATCAAAATTGCAATTTCCGTTAATATGGGTTCCGAATGTACAAATTGGGTATTCTAGCGTAACAGTTAATGGAATTTCGGAATTGCGTGATAACTATACACTTCGAATTGTTACTTCTAATATTAACGGAACTGTAAAGTATTCTGGATCAATAACATTTGTAACAGCACCACCTGTTGGATACGAAATTAATGTAACATATATGAAAGACGTGTCGATGTTAACAGCTGCTGATCGTATCCAGTATTTTTATAATTCTCCAGATGGCGGATTAGGACATGAACTATCACAGTTAATGACCGGTGTTGAATACGCCGGTGTGATACTTAGCGGAAAAGATGTTAATACTGCAAACGGTTGGGGAAGTGGCGGTTATTATACTGATAAATGGGATAGTTATAAATCGGTAATTGATGATTACAGTATAACAGTGTCTGCTGATGTGCATGATATTCAAATGCCATATGTACCAGTAGTTGGTACTATGCTAAATGTATATTATTATCCAGTAAGTATTGCAGATACATTTAATACTGATGGTAGAACGTTAACTTACACCTATTCTAATTATGAACAAGTTCCGACTGTTAATTTATATAAGGTTGTATCAACTTCATTAGTAACTGCAGCTTTAAGTGATATAATTTATGTAACTTCGGTATACGGCATTAATGTTGGTGATACAGTTACTGATTTTACTAATATCAAATGGACTAAATTATTAAAAGCAACGTCTACTAGTATTGCTAACGGACATTATTATGTAACATTATCATCGATTGATCAGTTAACTATCGGTATGCCGTTATTATTCTTAGGTAATGAATTTAGCAATTTGCAAGACGGATATACATATTATGTTAAAACTATCAGTGCTACTAACCGTATTACAATTAGTGGCACAGTAAGCGGACCTGAAATTGTATTAACTGCTGATACCGGTAGTATGACAGTAGTAGTTGGTGCATTCAAGTATGATACTACTGTAATTGAAGTTAATAAAATAACTAATGCTGTAACATTATCTCAACCAGTAAGTACTATTATATTAGAAAATACTTCATTAAAATTTGGTCGAACATTGTCAAAGTATCAAGATTTAGCAAATATCAGTAGAACTAAATTTACATTAATGAAAAAATTACCAATTGGCATGATTATAGAAGTATCGGGTACAAGAGAAGCTATTAGACTTGATGATGATAATTATGGTAATATAACTACTATACCTAAAAATACTAATGCAATCATGTCACCGTATATTGCAGACGGTACCGGCGATATGATTATTATACCTACTAATTATGTAGATGTATACGGAAACACTCGTACATTTACTGTTTCAGCAGGTGACAGGTTTGTGATTCGTAAATCAACTAGTAGCGGCTCTGAAGAATTAATTGATATCGATTCTGCTATTTCGGGGGGCACTTTTGCAATTGGCTCAGCTGCTGGGATTGCAGCTGATGACATTATCATCGATGGCGATATGTTAACAAATCAAGACACGCACGCCGGACCTGAAGAAGTAGTACCCGGACAGGTAATTGATGCAGTTGCTATTACTATATTTGATACAAACGTATCCGGATCGTACATGCAGTTTAAAGACATGTTAAATCGTACACATTTTAAACGGTTAAACGCATTTAAATATACTACATTAACTACAGCTATATCACAAACTAGTACTACTATAACAGTAGCTGATGCAACAACGTTTGATTTACCAAATCCAACAGGTAATAAACCGGGTGTAATTTATGTTAACGGTGAACGAATTGAGTTTTTTACAATTACCGGAAATGTATTAGGGCAATTGCGTAGAGGTACATTAGGAACTAGTATTCCTGTAACCCATCCGATAGGTACTAATGTACAAGAAATTAGTACCGGCGAATCGATGCCGGTATCTGATCAAATTATTATGGACCAGTATGAATCAGATGGTACTAATTTACTTACTATTGCAATTTCTCCTACTAAATCAAAAGATATTTGGAAAACATCAATACCTAATGCTGCATCATACGGCCAATGTAACGACATTGATGTATATATTGGCGGATATGACGAATCAATATGGGGGTCGTTAGTTTCATATACTGACGGAATGATAGTTAAACACAATAGCTATACATATAGATGTGTCGAAGATCACATTAGCAGTAGTAGCTTTAGTACAGATATTTCTAAATGGATATTTTTTATTGGTAATATAAAATTAAAAAAATCTCCATACAGTATACATAATAGTAATATTAATGCAACAAGTCCCGAGGGTGATATTGCGTTTGATGCTGATTTTTCAGTAGATGGTAAATCTAAGCAAATTCGATTAACTAATGTTTTACCGATTGGAACTCAAGTTACTGTTATTAAACGGACAGGAATGTCTTGGAACTTACCAACTACATCTGCAGTTATATCAACGTTCTTAAATGCAGTACCTGGAAGTCAGTATCTTAACAATTAAACTAACAGTTAATATTACTTGATAAATATATGATAAAGAGAGAACACTATGCAGAATAAAGATATAACAGGATTACATATAGAAGGACACATTAAAATATATGATCCCATTAGTAAAGAAGTATATGTGAATAAACGAAATGCAATTCATTACGAAAATATAAGTATTGCATTAGCAAAAAGTATAGCTGACAGAGGACAGGGATTTATTTATGAAATGGGGTTCGGTAATGGCGGAACAACCGTTGACCCAACTGGCATTATTACATATTTAACACCTAATAGTTCAGGTTCAAATGCAAGTTTGTATAATGAAACATATTTAAAAATTGTAAATGATCGGTCTATTAATAATACTGATCCTACTAGAAATTTTATTGAAACTCGCCATGTTACTGGAATGAATTATACTGATGTATTTGTTACATGTTTATTAGATTATACAGAACCAACCGGTCAAGAGGCATTTGACACATCGTCAAGTAACAACGGAACATTTGTTTTTGACGAATTAGGATTAAAATCATACAATGCAGACGGCACTAGTATGTTATTAACTCACGTTATTTTTCATCCTGTACAAAAATCATTAAATCGATTAATACAGATTGATTATACCGTTCGTATACAAAGTTTAACAAGTATAGCAGGAGTATAATATGGCATATCAAGTTAAATTTACAGAAGCAACTAACTCAGCTAAGCCGGCAATTGTTGTTGAAGATAAAACAATTAATGCACAAACTGATCTTAACTTTGTTGGACAAAATTATGCAGGGTATGCTCCAATTCTTGCAGAAAATTTCTTGCATTTGTTGGAAAATTTTGCTAAAAGTACAGCTCCGACTAATCCAGTTGAAGGTCAGATATGGTATGATAATACCACAGGGGAAAACATACTTAAGGTGTTTGATGGCACCACTTGGAATCCTACTGGATCAATAAAAAAAGCAGTAGCTGCACCCGATGTTGCAAATAGTACAAATGGTGATTTATGGGTAAATCCTATAACACGACAACTGTATATTTTTTCAGGTATTACCTGGGAATTAATTGGTCCTCAATTTAGTAGTGGTGTAAAAACAGGCCCATTAGTAGAATTATTTGTTGATACACTAGTTGACGTAACAAATAACCAACCGCATTCAGTAATATCGTTGTATGCAAGTAACGAAAGATTGGCAATTATAAGTGCTGATTCGTTTATTCCAAAATCGTATACTATTGGATTTGCAACAATTAATCGAGGAATCAATTTATCAACTATTAATAGTAGTGCAACTTCTCTTATTAAGTTATGGGGAACTGCACGGTCGGCAGATTCATTAGTAGTTGGCAGTGCAGAAGTTAGTGCTTCAAATTTTTTAAGAGCTGATGTTGCATCAACTACTACCGCTGCATTAAATGTGCAATCTGATAGTGGTATCTCAGTTGGTAGTGATTTAAGTTTTAGTATTAATGCAACTACATCAGTAATTGGGTTAACTGCAAAAAATAAAAATATTGGCATTAAAGTGCAGGATAATCAAGGTGTGACTACTGTTATTCATGTTGATACACAGAAACGAGTAGGAATTGGGTCAAATAATACATCACCGTTATCTACATTAGATGTAGGAGGAGATGCACTCATTCGTACTAGTTTAACTGTTGGTAGTGTTGACGACGTTGTACCGGGAAGTATTAATTTGTACGGTAACATGACTGTATTTAAAACATCAACATTTAAAGATATTGCAACTTTTGAAAAACCGATACGTGTTTATAATTTAACCGGCGGAGCAGTTATATTACCGCAATATACCGTGGATCAGTTAGTAGCAAGTCGTCCTATGTACGACATCGGTTCAGCGGTATTGCCATTTAGAAACATGTATGCTAAGTCATTTGTAGGTGATTTAACAGGTAGTGTAACTGGTACGCTTACTGGAAACGTAACAGGTTCAGCATCTTATTTAAAGAATGCAGTTAACATGACGTTAACTGGTGACGTTACTACTGCAGCAACACAGTTTAATGGGCAGTCGGATGTTACATTTACAACTACTATTAGTCAAGGATTTATTACCTCAAAAGATCCAGCAGATGCATCGTTTGATACTGATCAAATATTAACATTTCGTACTAAAACTGGGCTGCAACGTACTACTAAGGCATTATTTTTGCAATCGGTTCCGTCAGTACCAACAGGCGCAATTTTACCATTTGCTGGTTCTATAATACCAGCTGGATATTTGTTATGTGACGGTAGCGAAATATTAATTTCGTCATATATTCAATTACATAATACGCTAGGATATGCATATCGAGATCCAACATTGTTAGTTGGTGTTGGAACATTTGCATTACCTGATTTGCGAGGTAGATTTCCATTAGGTTGTGATAACATGGACAACAAATTAACTATTCTTAATGCTAGTGGTTCTACCGTTAACGCCGGCGGTAATCGAAATGGAACTATAGATAACGCTAGTAATGCAGCAAATCGAGTTCAAAATCCAAATTCTAAAAAGACTGGTGCATCTTCAGGTACTGATACATTAGGCATTGCTGCACAAGCTAATGCAACCGGCGATAAAATGCTAGCAAATTCAAACGGATCTATGTATTCTATTATGAATCCATATCAAACAATAAATTATATCATATTTACCGGAGTAGTAACCTAATGAGTTATACAATAAACAGAACTGATGGAACATTATTAACTGAATTAGTAGACGGAACGGTTGATCAAATTTCATCAGATTTAACATTAGTTGGGAAAAATGCAAGTGCATACGGTGCCTATATAAATGAAAATTTTGTACAATTATTGGAAAATTTTGCCAACTATAAAGCCCCTGCTAAACCAATTCAAGGTCAATTATGGTTTGATTCTCTTGAAAAACGATTAAAAGTATTTGATGGTTATACGTTTAAATTGAGTGCCGGCACAATTGTAGCCGATGCAGTGCCTAGCTCGATTGCACAAGGCGACATTTGGATTGATAATAAAAATAAGCAATTATATTTTAACGATGGCGTATCAACAATTTTAGTTGGGCCAACATCAACTAATGTAACTGGTTATGCGGTAGAGATTGTACTTGACAATATCGGAGATCCACATACTATAATGTTATTGCGAATATTAACTTCGTTAGTTGGCATATTTAGTATTGATGCATTTACATTAGGCGATAGTATTGCAGGATATGCTAGATCTAATATTGAAATTGGTTTTAATTTTGCTACTGTATCAAATATTACATATGTTAATGATCCGGTTATTGATACCGATGCTGCAAATAAGCAATATGTTGATAACTCAATTAAAATAGCTCCGCTTGCTATTTCATTAAACACAACATCAATGGTTGATACTCATACTGAAATTCCGGATTTATTATCTAAAATTTTCCCAGCATCTGAACATGCAGTAATTGACGTAGTTGGACCAATTTGTAGAGTAGTATGTACTAACAATATAGTTGTAACAGTTAAGCAATTTGTATTAACTGACAGTGTGTGGACGTGGCAATCTGATTTATGATACATAAAAGAATAAATATATTAAAAATAAGGAATATCTAAAATGGCATATGACGTTAGACAATATAACGGAGATCCGGCAGCAACAGTTGAAGAAGGTACCATAAATTCTAAGTTTGACATTAGGTTAGTTGGGAAAAACTACGCAGGCTACGGAGAAACGCAGAATACAAATTTTATTCATTTATTAGAAAATTTCTCTAATAACACTCCACCTCCTAAAGCTACAACCGGCCAAATTTGGTATAATAGTGCTGATCAAAAATTACAATTCAATGCAGGCACGATGTCATTAAAAGAATGGCATACAATCGGGTCAGTTGAATCATCTGTGATTGCACCGACTACATTAAAGGTTGGCAATTTTTGGTGGGATACTACAAATAGCCATTTATATTGTAGAAGTGCAGTTGGTACTAATATATTCATCGGTGGTGATACTTCAGGAATTATTACACAAATGAAGTCACGTACTGTTACTGCAGTTGGCGGAGCAACTCACGAAATAATCGAAGCAATGGTAGATAATACTACTATTTTTATTATTAGTAAAGATGCAGATTTTACGTTAAACACAGAATATAATGATATTTCAGGATTTACACATGTATATCCGGGTATCACATTATCTAACATAACAGGAGTTAAATTTAATGGCACTGTTACTAATTCGGAACAGCTTGGCGGGATCGAAGCAGACAAATATATTAATAATGTTACTCCGGTATTTCCAGTAATTGCAAAATTTGCCGATGCAGGGATATCAATCGGAGCAACTGAAACATTGTTCATTTATAGTGATTTAGGAATTCCTACTATTAATAATGGAGTATCTGAAAAAATAGTATTTAACACAACAACCCTTGCTGGATCAGCTATTGCAATGGAATTAAACGGTGCTGATATACTACCAGGTACTGTTGATGTTTCTAATTTAGGATCAATTGGTTCACAATTTGATACAGTTTATGCATCGACATTTACAGGTAATGCAGCTTCGGCAACTAGTGCAGCAACAGCCGCGCAGGCTGATTCAGTATTAGCAGGAACAACGTATCGTACTGCATCAGAAACTATTGCTGCTGGTACTATTGTAGCAAGAACTTCATCTGACTCATTAGTTAACGGTACAAATCTTACTGCAGGATCAATTAATGCAAATTATTTTGTAGGTATTGCAACACATGCATTAGCAGCTGATTTAGCAGAAAAGTATGTAGCTGATGCCAAATACGAAACTGGCACAGTGTTAATGATTGGCGGCGAACAAGAAGTAACTGCTGCGCAAGGTGGATATCGCGCACTAGGTGCAGTATCGGAAAATCCAGCGTATGCAATGAATACGGGATTAGTTGATGGTACATATGTTGCATTAAAAGGCCGAGTACCGGTTAAAGTTATAGGTATAGTTAAAAAAGGTGATCGATTAATTGCTGCAGATACCGGAGTTGCATCGTCGTTGACATTGTTAGAACATGCAGGTCTTGTTTTTGCAATTGCACTCGAAGATAACAATGATACGGATATCAAACTGGTTGAAGCAGTTATTTTATAAACAAAGGAAACAATATGGCAACACCAATTACAGCATTACAATACAATACAGTTCAATCTAAAATAGCTAAAATTTTAGGTGAAGGAACTGGGGATTATGGATACGGTCAGATTGTATTAAGCAATCCAATTTCAGAAGGTGACGTATTTACTTTTGAAATGTTTGATAGTTTAAAAACTGACATTTTATCTGCAAGACAACATCAAATTGGCCGACTAATACGTCCACCGATCAGTGAAGTTCCTGCAAATGGCTTAATAACCGCTGCTCAATTTATACAATATACATCAACTTCGGGGCTAGTAGAGTCAAATAGATTAGTAACTCCGCCTAGCTCACAAGCTGTGCGTGAGGTAATAACATCAACTACATTAATTGACCCATGGAATAATGTTACTACTCACACAGTTGAATTGTCATTTGAATCTGGTGCTGCAATGAGAGCGTATTTCAATACTGGTAGTACTATTGAATTTTCAGCTTCTAGAGCAGGAGGAGGAACAACTACAAAAAATACATCATGGACCAATATGTTAGCGGCAGTAGGAGTTGTTAGTTTCAAGCGTTCAGCAACTACTTCAACTAAATCAGCTGGTACTGCAAACGGTTATACTGCATTAATGGCACAACCAAGTACTCCTATTAAAATATTTCAAAGAACTGTTACTGATGCATTTAAACCAAATTATTATTCGATAACTGCACAGTTGACTGAGTCACTTGGAGATGAGCCACCTGCTGGCATTACATTTACTATTGAATTTTCAGACAATTCAACAGCTGGATTGGATATCAACGTTACTGGAACTTTAACTAGTACAGTAAGGGTGTATCGTGCAATGGGAATATTTACAACACCGGATTCAACAATGTTATCGTTTGAAGCACCGTCACCTACTCCTACTATTGACGAGTTACAAGGTGGCACAGCACTTCCTACATATTCACTTATAAGAACAGGTGCAACACAAATTCATGAAGGTGATAATGTTCCGGCTTCTTTTTATGTTTCAACTTTTAATGTTGACGACGGTACTGAGTTATATTGGACTGTTAGCGGGTATGGTATTTCTGCTAGTGATTTTGAAGATATTGATTCAATTACGGATGTTCCGTTTACTATTAATACAAATTCGTCACTACCTCTTAATTTTTACGCTGCTGCTGATTATTCTACTGAAAAACTTGAACGGTTTAATTTGGAAATACGAACTGCACCTATGTCAACTAGTCCAGTAGTTGCTAATATTTCAGCATCACTTCAGCAAATAACTGACGATTCAAGAAACCTAGCTCCAGTAGCAGCGTTGGCAAGTTATAGATTTATATCACAAACGATTACTTCTGTAAAAGAAGGATTTAATGCAACATTTACAATTGCTGCTACCGGGATAACAAAACCTGTAGAAGTTACGTGGAAAATAGTAGGTATTCTCGGTGAAGTTACTGGTACTGATTTTTCTGGTATCGCTAGTAAACTGACAGGTACATTTAATATTACCAGTACATTTACGTTAAATTTATTAACACTTAAAGATGCATTTGTTGAACCAGATGATGCATTCCAAGTTGAAATATACGTTATGGAAAATAATGCATTAACATTAAAAGACACTAGCGCAACAATGTCAATTGTTGATACAACAGTAGTTGTACCAGAAGGGTCGTGGTCAGTATCGTCAAACAGAATAACATCGATTGCTGAAGGTAACACACAAGGGGTTCAATTTACAGTTACTACACCGACTAGTGTTAAAAATAATACAAAATTATATTGGAAAGCAGTACTTACGTCGGCAAATGGTGTGTTAGCTGATGCTGATTTTAAAAACACCGGTGGCATTGGTATCGGCGGAACAAACTCTAGTTATATTTTTGTTACTAATAATACTGCTACACTTACTAGATATGCAGCAAATGATACGTTTACTGAAGGCACTGAAAGTTTTGCAATTGAATTTTATATGGATACTAGTCCTGCATCTAACGCACCGTTTACTTCAGATAGATTTGTAGTTTCTAGTCCAGTAGTTGATGTTACAGAAAAAGATACGTATACCATATCACCTCCGTCAACAATAACTGAAGGTAATACAACTGGTATGACATATACTGTAACTACTCCGTATATGGAAAAAGGTTCATTGTGGTGGTTTATCCCAACAAGTCCTACTATCACTGCTGACGATTTTAATGCAATGTATGGTGAAATTCCGATTATAAATAGCACCGGAACCTTTACTATATATGCAAAAGATGATGGTCTAATTGAAGGTAACGAAACATTTAACGTAGTAGTAAGGGCAACATCAGTTGCAACTGATGCTATATTAATTTCAAGTTTAAATTCAACTGTAATTGAAACAGACGTTTATACTATTGACACTCAAGGAGTTGCATCTATTGCAGAAGGCGGTACACGTATTGATTTTGCTATAACTACTCCAAAAATGAGTTCGGGTTATGTATTTTGGACGTTACAATCTGATTCTGGTGTAGTTGATAAAGACGATTTTGCAGAAGGTAAAACTTCAGGTCAAATTTCAATTACTAATAATTCAGGTTCGTTTTATTTAACAGCATTAGCTGATGGCAAAACTGAAGGTATAGAATCATTTCATATTGTTTTACGTACTGGATCGATTACTGGCCCTATAAAGAAAATTAGTGATATTATAACAATTACAGAAGTTGTTAAATACAATGTTAATGCCGTTACTACGTCAATTACTGAAGGCGTAACTGGTACAATATTTAATATTACTACACCAAAAGTTGCCGATGCTACAGTATTACGGTGGGAAGCAGTTGCAGTTACTGGCGCACTTCAAACTACTGATTTTATAGTAACTGATTATGCACAACAAGCTACGCAAGCTACTTCAGGCACAGTACGCGTTATGAACAATAAAGCATCGTTTATAATGAATGCTAGATCCGATAGTACAACTGAAGGTGCTGAATCATTTCAAGTAGCGTTATTTGATGCAGACGGCAATGATCTAAATAGCCGCAGTCAAATTATAACATTAAATGAAATTATTAATTTTAGTATTTTAACACCGGTAGTAAATGGCTCATCTGTTACTTCGTTTGATGAAGGCACAAAATTAGCATTACAAGTTTACACTCCAAAACGTGATAAAAATACTCCGCTATACTGGAAAGTAGTTCGGTATTCTGGAACAATTACATTTGATGCAGCATCTGGTGCAATACCGCCTAATGACTTTGACGGTGCATGGAATGGCACAGTGTATGTTGATGGCAACAATCATGCAGAAATTATTATTGGTATAAGTAATGATTTGTATAGTGACGGGGTTGATGTATTTAGAGTTGAAGTAAGAGAAGTTTCAACATCAGTATTACCTGATGCAGTCACTTTGCCAATTACTATTACTGATACATCTGGTACTCCGGCTGTTATTGTACCAGATGCCCCAAAAGTTCTTACTATTACACCTAAAGTAAACAATGCTGCAGCAACGTCTGTGTATGAAGGAGGTACTATTACATTTGAGGTTGCTACTGCAAATATTCTACCAGCAAGAGATATTTACTATTCAATTTATGGCGGCGCTGGTCTAGCAGACAACGACATTGTTGGTGGTTTAAATAGTTCAGTTGCACTTCACGTAAATTCAAGTGGTATTGTAAATATTCCAATTGTAATAAACACCGACGTGTTAAGTGAAGCTGCTGAATTGTTTATGCTTCAAATTATTTTAGATGAATCGACTAATTCTCCAATTGCTATTTCTAAAGCAGTTACTATTACTGATGCGTTACAATACAGAGTTTCGCCATCGAAAGTTTCAGTGTTAGAAGGCGAGTCAATAAAACTTAATTTTTATACACCACCATCTGCATTTAACACTAATATTAGATGGAATATTGATTCTGTAACAGTTGGAAGTTCAAGTGCAGTAACAGCTGAAGATTTTGATGTAACTTCTGCATCTGGTACACTGTACGGCACCGTATTAATTGATTCAATTGGTTATGGCAGTGTTACATTAACACCAGTGTCAAACGACGCAACTGAAGGTGCTGAATATTTTACAGTATCATTATCTACAACAGCCGGTGCGCCGATTGCACTTGGAGTTCCATGTCCACAAATAAAAATTAGAGAAAATATTGATTACAGTTTATCAGTATTATCTACTCCAATGGATGAAGGCGGTTCAGTTAGAACATTTACGTTTACTACGCCAAAGATGGCAGATTCTACGTTTACATATGAAGTTATTCAAAAATCCGGAACTGTTACATATTCTGATTTTGAAGAAACTAAAACTCTAACATCTGGACCAATTGGAAACTCATTTACTACTACTAACAATACTGGCACATTCCATCTTCAAGCTCGATCAGATAACTTTGTTGAAGGAAACAATGATTCATTTGTTGTAATGATTTATAAAAATGGAAATCCAGTTGCAATTACACCTGAATGTCCGCAAATTTATATACATGAAACTGGCGCATATAATATTTCAGTGATTGATAATACATCAACATTAGTACCCGGCGGAGTAGTAAAATATAAGATCACAACTCCATATTATGATGATGCTACTAAACTTTATTGGGAAATATTGCCGTATCAAAGCTCAGTTATTGGAGTTAACGACTTTGTAGAAACAAAGTCAGCTAATGCATTAACTAATTATGTAACATTATATTCAAATGAAGGATATTTTACATTACAAGCAGCATCTGCGTTTAATAAAGGCAATACGCCATTTGTAATTCAACTACGTACTGGATCAGCAACTGGCTCTATTCAAACATTAGGGGCTGCTTGCCCGGTTGTTACTATTACACCGCTGCAAGTATATAGTATATCTGCAAACGGTAATAACTTTGCTGAAGGGCAGACTGTTAGATTTACAATTAACACGCCAGTGTTATCTGCAGGAACAACAGTATATTGGAAACTTGTTGCTGAAACCACCGGATCACCTGCGTTAACTGCAACAGACTTCTACTATTCAATGAATGGCGCTACTTCAGCACCGCTAGATGCAACATTATCAAAATATTTTACAGTTGGTTCAACATCTGTTCCACTATTGTTAGATATTCAATTTACTAAAGATTCAGCTTCAGAAGTTGCTAAATCGTTTCATTTAGAAGTAAGCTTAACAGACGGCGGTGCACTAGTAGAGTTAAATGCTGTTAACCCTGTTGTTACATTTACTGATGAAGCAGGATATGTAGTTTCATGTCAATCGACGACTATTCTAGCAAATGAAATAGCAACCTTTAAAGTTATTGTGCCTGCATCATCTGCCATAACTGGATTATATTGGGCAGTTAACGCTTCTGCTTCGTATTTTACAGCAGCATCAGGTGTAGTTCCGGTACCGAGCCATCCTAACAGTACTATTGAGATTAGTATTCCTGTTACTGCTGCACCTACATTACCCGATGCTGCAAATAATAGTAGTTTTACGATATCACTTCGTGAAAATAATTTGCAAGGATTAACAATTGCAGTACCAAATCCACCAACTGTTTCATTAAGTAAAGGGTTTGTACTTACAGGCACTACAAATTTAACCGCTGGTGACAATGGATTTACTGCAACAGTGCAAACTCCAATCGGAACTAAGTTAATTACTTGGACTATAGCAAGTTCAAATATACTTGAAACAGAGTTGACGATTGGTAAAAAGAGTGATACAGTAGTTCCTGATCTAGTAACTGGTATAGCAACATTACCATTAATTAGTGTAGTTGGAAGGTCTGCAACGGTTGCTGCATCAGCTATCAAAAAAGATTTTATATTATCTATAGACGACGCCAATGGTGTTAATAAGACAAAAAGTTCTAATATTACAGTAACCTATCCAGAAGTTAAAGTAGTAACAACCACACCACCAACAACCACACCACCAACAACCACACCACCACCAACCACAATAGTTATTGATCCACCAAAAACAGTAGTATTTGATCCACCGTCATTTGGCACCGGTGCAGTTGCATTAGCTGAAAGTAAAACTGTTACTATAGGTGTAACCACTACTAGTTTTAAAGCAACAGACTCTATTACGCTTGAACTGTGGAGTGTATCAACTAGTTCAACTACTAATCCAAAAGCTACATTAAAAACCAATTTTACACAATCTATTACTGTGCCAGTTGGATCTGACCCGGTACTTTTAATTGGTAAGATTAATGTTGTTCTAACAAATAATAAAGGAACGGTAACGCTAACATCAATTGCTAATTTTAAAAGAATTGGCAGCAGTAAATTTTATATAAAAACAGGACCTAGTATCGTTTCTCCGGCACAAAGTGCGGATATTGTAATAGCCCCAACTGCTGGTGTTAGTACGCCTGATACTGAAGAAAAAGCAGCAATTGACATGGCGGCGCTAGAAGCTTCAACTTCTGCTAACAAAATAACTGATATTACTGTAACTAATAAAACATCAAATCAGATGACGCAAGGTAAAGGTGGCTCGGTTCAATTTACTGTAACACCTCCAGTTAGTACTACAATAACATGGGCTGTGAATAGTATTAGTACAGGAAACGTAGTAAAATATATTACCTCTCCAGCTACTGCTATTACTAATGTTACAACTGGAACAATAGAAACTAACGTAACTGGAGAAGGATATTTAGATTTAGCAATTCTTGATAGCGAGTCGCTGGCGGTGGAGGGCACATTTTCTATTAAACTTACTGCACCTTCTAATGTTGCAAAATCAACTGATCAAATTACAGTTGTTGCTCCACCAAAAGATACCAAAACTGGAACTATTAATAATACTACTACTTTTACTAAAGCAGGTGAGTTTGTAATACCTAAAGGAGTAGCGTCAATTAAATTTGAGTTAAAAGGCGGCGGCGGCATGGGCGGCGGCGGCGGGTATGGGTCCGCAGGCGCATCAGGTAAACCTGGTGATAAGATTGCAGGACTTATGAATATTCCTTCAACTGGAGGCACATTAATAATTAAAGTAATACCTGGCGGTTTAGGTGCTGCAATTGTGCGGGGGAAGAATGGTACAACACCAGTAGCTGTACAAGGCATATTAGGACGCGGCGGTGCTGGCGGCGATGCAATGGCAATATATTGGAAAGGAAGACCATCCTTAGGTAAAGAAACTCCAATTGCTATTGTTGCAGGTGGCGGCGGCGGCGGCGCTGGCGGCTCAAGTACAATAACAATCACACCAAGTTCGCCTACTTCTGTTGTTTCTAAATCAACTATAGTTGCTGGGCAAGTTGCTAAGAAAGGCGGAGCCGGCGGCGGCGGCGCGCCAAACGGTACAACGTCAACTACTGTTCCATCTGTAACTTCTACAGCTGGCGGCGGCGGCGGTCAATCTTATATGGACTCGGCATATACCGGCGCCGGAGTATTAATTCAGCGTACAACTGCCGCAGGCGGGGCCGGCGGAGCCGGTGGAGCAAGCATGAATAATACTGCTCCCACAAATGATACCGGTGCTGCAGGTGAAGGCCCGTCGTTGGTAATAACCCCATTAACATCAACTGCTATCATTGCGCCGTCGATTGGTGATATGTGGGTTGAACAAGGTGGCTATTATGCAGGAATTATAACTGATGCCGGCGTTGACTATCATTTAATTGTGTCTGGCAGAGCACACAACACTACTGATGCTGGAAATCAATTAGCCGTAGGAAAAGCTGGAAATCAGTCTACTACTACATCGACATCAATGACTAACGGACCGCAAATATTTAAAGAAATGCTAGCAGAAAATGTTAGTACTCCTGGAAAATGGCCAGCTGCAGCGGCGGTTAACGCTACTTGGAATACAGGAACTCCGTGGAAAGGTTTTAAAGATTGGTATATACCTTCGCTAACTGAGTTATGGTTAGCGTATTGGACATTTAAACCAAATGCTACTAAAAACAACCCTACATACACACATACTGGCGAATATACTTATGTTGCAACGGATGAAACATCGTCGTATTTTACTAAATTTCCAATGACCACCTATATTCCTACGGTAACAACACAGCCGTCGATGAAAACAGCAAATCCTGTAAACGATGCATTTTCAACTAAATACTGGTTTACTTCATCAACTACACGTATTCACACTGGCACCTCTTATAAAACGTTATTAAGCCCTAACAACGGTTTAACTATAGTATATCCTATGACCACTGCTCACGCAATTCGAGCAGTACGTAGAATACCAGTCTAGCAATTAGTAAAAAGTAGTACAAATGAAAAAGCCAGCATATGCTGGCTTTTTTATGATTAGTGTTTGTAAAAATTAAAAAAGTGTCGATGCCATTTAAGTTTTTTAGGTTCAACAATTTCTTCTTTAATAGGTTCTAAAAGTTGTTTCACAACAGGTTCTTCCTTGTAAACAAAGTCATTTACCATTGGAAATACTGCGCTAATTGCTTGCGCACACGCTACTGCAACTTGTTTGTGTTCAAGCTGTGTATCCACGTTACTGCGCACTTGTATGTAGTGAATCCATGAGCGCAACGTCCCGTTAACATACACACGACTCTTAGTATTACCCTCTGGAAGAACGACACGAGCTTGCTCTTTAGCAATGCCCTTGCTAATTGCCCATTCGTATTGTGCTTTTGCTGAATTAATATGAGCTTCCTGTCTTAGATGCCATTCATTATTAATTGCCTCTTCTTCAGGAGTATTAATTGTAATTGAATTTTGACGATTTTTAGGATCTTGGAACCGTGCTTCACGTATTTCAAAAGACAAGTCATCAGTTGGATCTGCATAACGTTGACTAAACTCTTGGAATCTAAATGATGCATGCCGTAGTAATTGACGTGCAATATCGCGGGTAGTATTAATTTCTAAACATACATTAACCATTTCAAGTGGTGACCAATGTTTATGTTTAATTAGGTAGTTGATTAGTTTGTCTGAAGTTTCTGTATTAAATTGATTAGATGGATTACTTACTCTAGCACAAAATGCAATAAGTTCTTGTGCATCGTTAATCCCTAAATCAGCAAATTCTTTAGTTGGTTGTGAGTACGATACTAATTTAATATTCATAGTTTTATTTTTTTTAAAAATTTATTAGTTGATTTTTCAATATCTCTTTTAACGTGAATAGCATCAAGTTTAAAATCAATATCATAAATGTGATCTTCATATGATAGTAGTAGTTCAGCTAATGTCAGTTGAAAATTATCCCAACCATCTTTTTTTAGTTGTGATGTTAATTTTATTTCCCAAGACTTTGTATCTTTAAAATTAATAACAACTGACTGTACATAATGAAGAGGTAACACATTGAGTGTTACCTCTTCAAATACTTCCGGCCAGTGAGCAATTACTTCTTTAGGAAGTAATTTCTTTCGTAGCGTCAATCTTAGCCTTTTTAGCTGTTGGAACTAATTCCTCAGCCTGTCTACGTAACGACGCAGCATCTTTTGATAATCTGTCTGCTTCAGAACGAAAATGTTTAGCTTGTTGCTCGGGAGTCAATGGTATAGCCGGTTCTGCTTTAACTGGTTCTGGTGCTATTACTTTTTCAGTAACGCTTGCAGTTTCTGTCTGTACTGGCGACTTAAGAGATAAGTCATCAACTGCTAACCCACGACTTTCTGCAATAGTTTGATTAAGTTCTGATAATAAAATTGTATATGCATTTGTTGGCATCATTTCAATTTGATCAGTTGATGCTTTTACTAACTTACCTTGGGTATGCAATGCTGCTAGCATAATACTACCATCTGGAAAATTAGTACGAGCCATTGCTTCGGCAAACTCATACGATGATTGTCCTGCATTGCTTTCAACTAAACTAATTAGTGCATCATGATAACTATCAGGTAAGCTTTCGGTGGGTACAATTAAACAATTGTATGCATCACCGGGCAGTGTACGATATGCAACTATACACTTTTTACCAGTAGTAATAACTCTACCGACGTGTTTAAGTTCCGCCATTATTGCGTACCAGCAGCTTCAGCTTGTTTTGCAATAGTAGTTAAAAATGTATCTAATTTAGTATATGTTTGACCAACTGCTACCATTTCAGATGGTTTAAACGCACCGCGTGAGCTAGCAATATCAATGATTGTTTTTAACGCAGTTAAATCATTAACAGTAAGATCTGCAGATTGATCTTGATTTACTTGTTCTGCACTAGCTTCTGGTTGTGTTTCGGTTGTTTGTACATTGTCTGTCATAATATTTCCTTTTGTTAAGTTTATGTAATTAATTATCTTGAATTTAAATCAGGGCACGCAATTGTGAAAAAACTAAGTTCTTTTTCAGATTCAAACCCGATTGTAATATTATATACGATTGTGTTATTTGCATCTAGCGAAATACCTTTTCCTATATAATATCGACTATTTAAATGTTTTATGATCCATGTATTAATAGAATCGATCAATTCTGTTCGATATCTATTAACTGTTATATATTCAAAATGCGGACATGCAAAATCTACGCGCCGCATTTTAAAGTAATCTAATGGATTTGCCTTTCCATTTTTTAATGCCATTTATGCAGGTTCCGTTGCAAAATCGTAATACGCGTATTCACCCCATGGCGGAACAATTGTAGTAGTGCCATGAATAATAAACACCGTATCACAGTATGTTTCATCTCCCCATGATCCAAATGGATAACCATCTGTAAACATAATGAACTTTTTAGGATTGATGTCATGTTCTTTCATATATTCCCAGTTTGCATCAAAGTCAGTACCACCACCGCCTTTTACTTCGTAATGATCAAACTCGTCCATTGAGAATCCATCAAACTCTTGTTCATTATATACCTGTGTATCAAAACACCATAGCTTAATTTTGAAATCTTGATATTCTTGCATAATACCTTTAATTTCACTTAAGAAGTCAGATGCTTGTGTGTCACTAATAGAACCTGACATATCAATTGCAATACAAATATCGATTGTTTCAGAAAAGTTAGTGCCTGGTAAAATTGCATTCATGTGCCAACCTTTTCTATTTGGTCTCATGAATGAAAAATCATGTTTTATAGTACTTTGAATCTGCTGACGTAAAATTTCACGCCAGTTCATTTTTGGTTCAGTAAGTTCCTTAATAAGTCGAGCAACATTTGCAGGAGTGTTTCCTGCACCTGCAGCTTGTGCTGCACTCATAGTAGCTTCACGAATCTCGTCACGAATCTTTTTTAATTCGTCTTTTGTATATTGCGGACGATTAGAACCATTCGGATTGCTTTCCCAATCAACGTGTTCATCGAGCATTTGCCCAATTTCATCAAGTTGTTGCTCGTCCATTTCATCCATTAATTTATCATAAATTTCTTCTGACCCCATACCATAATATGCAGGATCATGATACATTTTAATAGTTGGAATTGGATCACCGATTTTATCTCGAACTAATTGACCGTTAACATTATAATCGCATGCAATGTTAAACACTTTAGGTTTACGACCATCACGTCTTGACATGTGATCAAATACATTATGTAGGATCTCATGCCCAATAACAAATTCAATTTGTTTTATTGATAGTGGCTCAAAAAAATCACGATTATAAAAGATATGACGACCATCTGTTGCTGCAGTTGGACACCAATCTGATCCATCTACAATTTTTAAACGAGTAGCCATATTTCCAAAAAATGGGTGGCGTAACAACAAACCTACGCGAGCTACGATAATTTTATCAACAATTGAATCTAAAGACATGAATTACTCCTTATAGTTATATAGTGCGTAAAGTATAACACCGCCTTGCGGCGGTGTCAACTGTTTTTTAATATTATTGACCGCTAGCGGCAGTAATATATTTGCCATATTTACCGTGGAACTCATCAAAACAACTAATTTCTTCTGGATCAAGCGGTAATTTGTATGAGCATAATGCAAGTTTAGTACCCATAATTGCAATTTCTGTTTCGAAATTGTTCATCATAAATAAGAAATAATTATTAACTTGCTCGTTCCAATTAGGCACCTTTTTTCTAGCAGATTCTTTTAATTCGTAACATAAACTAATTGTTAACGAGTACATTGCTGAAATCTCTTTTGTTTCACAAGTAGTTACTTTACCATTTAATACTGCAGTCGGATTAGGTAGTTTACTTGAAAACTGTCTGTGAGCCATAAATTTAATAGCTAAGCCTTCACCAATTGAACCAGCAACTAAATCTGATAATGTATCTGCGTCAGTATCGTTATCGTTAATTAACTCACTTACAAAGCTCCATGATCTAGGTGTAGCAAATGCACGTGAACTTGATTTAGAATCAAAAGTATAAAGATCGCTTTTGCATGAAGTTAAAAATCCAATTACATCTGGATGAACTGCATTGTCAGTTGCCCAATCAAAGTAATCATCCCAATCAACTGCCATTTCTAAGTGAATAAATCTATTAGCTAATGGCGCAGGCATACGATATGTAACACCTTTGTCTGTTTCTCTGTTACCAGCAGCAACAATAACAACGTTATCAGGTAACTCGTATTGTCCTACACGACGATTTAAAATAAGCTGATAAGCAGCAGCCTGTACACTCGGAGCAGCAGAATTCATCTCATCTAAAAACAAAATAACAGTTTTAAATTGTGATGCAAACGCATTGCTTGGTAATTCTGACGGTGGAGCCCATACCATTGTTTGGTCTACTGAATCAAAGTACGGAATACCTTTAATATCAGTTGGTTCCCATAAACTTAATCGAACATCGATAACATGTGCATCTAATTCACTACCTAGCTGTTTAATAATATCTGATTTACCAATGCCTGGAGGTCCCCATAAAAAGATTGGACGTTTGCTGCTGAATGCTTTGCGTAAAGATTTTTTAGCTGATTTTGGTCCAACTGTACGTGATACGATGTTGCTCATAAATTAATACCTCATAGGTTATATAAAAAAGAAAAGTTAATAACTTGTGTAGCTAATGTTGTGTTGCTAACAAACTATGTAGCATATTATACAGCTTTTTTTGTAAGTGTCAAGTATTTTTTATAAGTTATCTTGCCGTGCTTTCATTGCTTTAACAAGTCCGTATCTGCGAATATCGTCTGAGAAGAAATATAGTTCAACGCATTTTCGTTCGTCAAATACGGTTATGCTTTTATATGTAAGATAATACGGGCAATCAAGATATCGTTCTAAAAATATAATTGTTTGCGGGCTTATTTCAATAGTATCAGTAAACGGGACTTCATATGATTTTAATTCTAACGTAGACGTTAAAAACTCAAAGCCACACTCACTTAACCGATATGCAGTTTGTTTACCAACACGAGATGATTGCCACCATTTACGTGAAAATAATAATACGTTAGTGTCATCCGAACTTTTACCCCATTGATCTAAAAATATTTTTGTTAATGTATCTCTAGGAATCATCGCACAGTAACTCCGTTAGTTAGCTTTACAACAGTGAAGTCACTGCAATTAAATTCACTATTTAGCTTAGTAGCTAAGTTGTGTGCATGTCCTGGATTCGAAAATGAAGATTTTTTATATTTAGATCCAACTGGTAAGGTGGTGCTTTTTAAATTAAATGGTTCATCTTTATAAACAACTGCCCAAATTGCGTCGGCTTCTAAAATTTGATCTAATTGTCCGGTATTTGGATCATAATGTTCTACTAATACACGCGGTTTTGGTCTTGCCATACGGTCCTCCTATTAACTACGTGTATTTATCGTTAATTAGTCTCGCTAAAATTTCCACCATCTAGTTGAATAGTAACAGTCTCATTAGTTGAATTAGTAGATAAAGATTCAACTAATGCAGAATAGTCTTGATTAAGCTGATCTAAAATTTCAGTTAGTGCTAAATTAAGTAGTCTAGCTTGCTGAATTGGCATTTTAACTTCTTTTTGTTGACTCAATTCGGTTGCACGTAATAGCTGTGCAAATTGGGTAATTGGACTTAAATTAATTGAATTTTGCATTTGCTAACACCATTTTCATTTCTAGTTCTGATTTAAACGGACCTTTATGTGAGTTACGTTCAATTGTAATCGCTTTAGGACAAAAACTTTTAACCCAGCCCTTTTCAAATTTAATAATGTAATATCCTGCGCAATACAAACTTTTACTTTGATCGCTTTTAGTAAATAACGGCAATTTACGACGAACATCGTAAATTGCATTGTACGGTGTACAGCTAGTAGGATATCCGTAACACTCGTTTAACGTAACGGCTGAAACTTTTATATGATGATTAGACGTAAAAAAATTAGAACCAAATTCAGATGTAAGTTCTTCTTTTTTATTAAAACATAATTCACCAGTAGTACTACTTAATATATATTGGTCGTTTTCTTTTTTATGCAGGGTTGCAATTTTCAAACCGTCTTGTTCAACAATCCAAAATTTACCATCTACGATCGGTTTAGCATAAATCTCAAAGTCTACCATTGATCAACACCTGTAATTTCAACAGTTTGAGTAGTAGCAATACCATTTACTACATACGGAAATGATATTCCTAGTACATAGCCAATTCCGCTTGATCCGTCGTAACACACATCAATCTTGTCTACTTCTGGAAATTTTTCTAATACTGCTAATATTTCAGTGAGTTCTTCTTTTGTAATTGTAATTTTTTTCATAGTTATGTTGTTGGGTAGTTTGCTTGAAACGGTTCTGCAAATGGTTGAATATTATCAATCATTCTTCGCATATCGTATGATTGACAAAACTTAATCATACGTGAACCGACTTGTGTAATACATTTTGGTTTAGAATTAACGCTAATTGTTTCGTTAATGATTGCGCGTACATCTTCCGGTTGCTGTGTTAGGTCGATCAACACTCGATTACGATTATAGTCATCTATCACACGATGTTCTACACCATTATGATCAGTCCATCGTTGTAATAAGAAATTATTCCACGCATATCCTTGCGTCGCACGATCTTCAAATGCTTCAGTTAATCCGATCTTCTTTTTAGTACCTTTAGTTCTAGCACCGGGATATGCTGAAAACACGTTATCACTAGTATCACCTCTTATGCATTTTTCGAATAACATCCATTCTGGATCAAATGGCATTTTATTTTCGCCTGTTTTTTTATCTTTAACGGGTTTACCTTTTGCATCAAAATATCCTTCATGCGTAATATGATGGTCTGCTACACCGTTATATTGACTAACCGTAGGGCTAATCAATTGTTGAAAGTCAGTGTCTGTACTAACAATAACATGTGTAGCATCTGGATGTGCTTGAATAAATCCTGCAATTAAATCATCTGCTTCTAATCGTGAATGTTGTAATACAGTACAGTTAGTTTTTTCAGTAATAAAGGTTGCAAAATCTCCATAGGCTTCCCAGAATAGTTTGTCATCTTCTTGTTCTTTAACAGTCATAGCAGCACGAGTTACTGCTCGGTTGCGTTTATATGGTTCGTAAAAATCTTTACGCCAACTCCGACCTTCTAAACAAAAGATTACGTGTTCACCGTTAAAATCATTCCATGCTTTTTTAACACTATTAAATGTAATGTGTAACGCCATTCCGAGTTTTAAATCGGATGTGCCTTGAACTGAATGTCGTGCGCGATAAAACAAGTTTGATAAATCGACTAAAATAAATGCCATTGTGTCCTCTATTGTTGAAAGTTAAAAGTATATTCCGGTTTGACTATAAACTTTGCTTCCCACCCGTTAACAGTAGGCCTAACATATTCTAATTTAATAGTAGGATTGTTATATAATACATCATAATTGCCGGGTAGTTGTTTAGTTGGGCCTGGTCCAAGTGTTCTCATGTTGTTACCTATTGTGTTTTATTAATTTTAAGAAATCCAAAATCTTGATCAGATACGTCAATTCCTTCGGCTGCAGCAGCATTGTAACAGATATCTCTATACCAACGACCTACAATTTCATCTTCGGGATCACCTTCGTAACCGTATCCATCTTGTTTTAATTTTTCAACCCAAAACTCATTCCAGTCAAGTTCAAAAAAACCATTTCTAACATTTTGTTTATTAACCTTAAATCCGATCACATCGACCCACGGTTCTTTCTTTAATGTAGCAATTTCTTTTGGAGTAAGAGGCGTTTGAACAACTTCTTCTTTAACTTTAGGTTGTCTTACTTTACGTTTTTTAATAGCTTGTTGTTTAGATAATTGTGCTTCTTTTAATTGCTGTTGCAATGCCAACTCATCATTACGATCACCGAATAATTTTTTTATAATTTTTTCAAACATTATGTTCCCCAACCGTTGCCAAATAGTGGAAGATGTAGCCTATCACTATATCGCAATCCATATTTTAATGCAAGTTCTGCTACTGCTTTGTTGTTTAAATGATAAACATCTTCAACACCGCCAACTGGCATTAAATAAACATCACCTCTAAAACCAGCTGCTCTATACCATTCTAATGCTTCTAGAGCTTCAATAACATCTTCTTTAGTTGCAACTACAAATTTTAAAAATGAACCATAACTTGATAGTTGGTACTCAGTTACAATTTCAGGACAAATTGCCTTATCTTTTAGTTCTCCGCTTACACTTAGCTTAGGACTAATTGAAAATGTTACTTGATATCGTCTTTTTCCAAATATGTAATCTTCTAATTCTTCTGATAATACTTGTGTGCCGTTAGTTTCAAACGTAATGTTTTTTAAGTCTTCTAACTTTGGATGATTTAACAATTCTGGATATATCTTTTGCCATCCAGGTAACAATGGTTCACCTCCTGTAATTACTAAGTGTACATTACCCCATCTTTTATTAGGTAGCAGATTAATCATTTTATCTGCAATTTCATCGATAGTCATTATAGGACTTAACTGTTTAAATTTTGGATGCCAGCTTGCATAACTGTCACACCCGGTAGTTACTAATGGTAGTTCATCATATGAATGATATTGTATACCATTATTAGCAATTGCATCTGCTTGTACACTTAGTTCACCTTTAGGCATACCAAACCCTCTACAAGAAAAATTGCACCCAAACGTTCTAAGGAACACACTTGGCACTCCCATAAATCTACCCTCACCTTGTAATGAGTAAAATATTTCTGATACTTTAAGTGTCATTTGTTATCCTGTGTTAATTGTTTACGAAACTCGTAGCAATCTTTAACTGCAGACGTTAATGCGTCTGCATAATTTAATGTTTGTTGTTCAGACATTATAGTCGATTGTTGATATTTAAGATAACCATCAAACCACAAATTCCATGTAATTTTACAACGATGATGAAATCCATTAAGAAAACTTAATGTAGTATATGCAACCGTACTTAAAAATACATTTTTGATTTTATAAGTTTCTGCAACATCGAATGGTCTATCCCAATATGCAGTTTTTTGTGTAGTAAAGGTAGTTACTGTAACATTAAATTCATCAGCTTCTACCATAAACTCGATATCATCATCTTCGTTACCGCATTTGCATTTAATTGCATACATTTTACTATCACCCCAGTCATTTGTTTGCATAATGCCTACTGCTGGAATTTGTGGTGTTAATTTCATAAATCTCCTTATTTGTTTACAATACTCATAAATTCTGCACGAGTAGTTGGATCGTTTTTAAATGCACCACCTAACTTACTAGTAATAGTAGTGCTACCTGTGTCTTCTACACCTCTTGCGGCAACACAATAATGTTTTGCATCGATAACTACTGCAATATTATCAGTATCTAAGATGTATTCTAATGCGTGGAATACTTGTTCTGTTAATCTTTCTTGTACTTGTGGACGTTTTGAAAAGTATTCAACTACGCGGTTAATTTTGCTTAGACCAAGTACAACGTCGTTTGGAATATAACCAACTGTTGCAAATCCATCAATTACTACAAAATGATGTTCGCAATTACTTTGCACGTTAATGTTGCGTTCAATTAACATTTCATTGTACCCCATTTTATTTTGTATAGTAGTACACTTTGGAAATGCGTCATAATCAAGGCCCCAAAATATTTCGTTAACGAACATTTTTGCAACTCGTTTAGGAGTGTCTGCTAAACTGTCATCTAATAAGTCTAACCCTAATGTTACCATAATATCATAAAACTTATCCTGAATGATATTAATTTTTTCTGATGTTGTTAATATTTTTTCAGTCACTGGTGTTTCAACACCTAAACTTACTAAATGATTGTGTATTGCTAAACCTAATGCTGGATCTGTTTTTAATTTATTAAAGCTCATTTTTAATTCCTTGTTTGTAAGTGTACATTATACAGTAGTATTTAGGTTTTGTCAATTGTTTTAAACATTGCTAATTCATCTTGTAAGTATTCTACGTAATCTTGAAGTCCGGACAACATACGAGGATCACCGGTACCGGCATGTTTGTCAATATCATTTTTTACATTTTTAATTTTTTCTTGTAGTTCTTCTTTAGTTAAATCTGTCATTGTTTCCCTCCGATCTTGCTATTTCTAAAAACATTTTATATTTTTCATATGCTGCGTTAACAGTTGGATTAGAATCTCTAACATACATATCTTCATAATGTTTTTTATTCCATTCTTCACATTTTTCAGCTTTGTCGATCAACTTTATAAAATCTTTCTCGTTTAATTTAACAGTTAAAGACCTCGTAACGTTTGCTCGTTCGCTTGGAATTGATGCCTTTGACCAATCTATCGAATAAGTGTTATCTGCAGAATAATATTGTTCAATGTCTATGCTTCGTATACCGTATTTCTGTGTTATTTCGGATAGTTCCATTACTTTTTCCAGTAGTTTTCCCAAGGAAAGTCAATCCATATAGGATCTTCTCGTTTGTCAAATTCTTCTGCGCAATAATCAACATGCGCGTTACTTGCAGCATTATCAAATATTACAGCAAATCTTACATTCCTGTGCCACACATCATGATCCCATCGTATATCATTTGGTAAACACAATGATTTCCAATCTTCTTTAATCCAATCAAGTGTTGCACCTGAGTCATTAATATCATCAACAATTAGAATGTTTTTAGCTAGACCAACACTTGCTAATTCATCATCAGTGACTCCAAATGCATCACACGCCATCCATGCATTGTGTTCATTATCATCCGGATGATCACGTAAGCTAACGTGTAATGTTAACATTTTAACACCTAGGTATTGGCTTAGTAAGTTCGCGGGGATAAGTCCCCCGCGTGTAATGCCTACAATATAATCTGGTTTCCACTCGTCTTTTTGTATTTGACGTGCAATTTCCAATGCTGCACCTTCTAATTGTTTCCAACTGTATTTTACTACTTTCATTCGTCGTCCTTTGGAAGTATGCTGTCTTCGTAACAGATTGTGTAAATTGATTTTAAATTCTCATATGCTTTGTCTAGGCCAGGGTAATCATTGCATAGTTTTCTGAATGCATTCCATTCAGGAAAGTTATCTTCAAATGGTTTACCATATGCAGCCCAACTAGAAGTAGACCAAGTATTTCCTCCTATTCCGTTATATGCGTAATAGTTACTTGTTAAATTAGTAGAATTAAATCCGGTTATAGTATTATGGCCATACATGCCATTACTTCCAGTGATAGTAATTGTATCACTCGCTGCTGTTCCACACATAACATTTGACGCTGTATATGCTGATAATGTACTGGCATCAAACGCAGGTATACTGTAACGTGTTGGATCCCCATCCATAGTAAATGTAATAGTATCAGATCCGGTTGATGTAGTAATAGTATCATTTAAAGTTGTCATATAATACCCTTGCATTAAAAAATTCTTTTGTTAAGTAATCTGCTTGTTTTTTAATATGCAACGCATATTCGTCGTATTTTTCTATATAATTAATAATTTGATTACATAAATCAAAACTGTGTGCCTCGTAATCTGCAAAACATTCAGTCCACTGTGATGGATATTTAAAATGATACATATACATTTCTTTATAGCTAAGTCTGTTAGGCACCATTGGTATAGCTCCAAGTAATGCACCTTCATAACAACTAATGCCTAGTGTTTCTTGTAAATTAGCACTAAACACAATCTTTGCTTCACTTAACAATTTATGATATTCGTCTTTAGTAAGTGTTTCTTCTTGGCATATAACAAAGTCATATTGTGGTAATTGATCTTTTAATGCTTTAAAAATATCAACTTGTTTTTCTGATGCAATTCTGTGCGGAAACACGATTAAATCACGTTTCTCTGCATTTAAATATGGTGTAAGTTCGTCGGCTAAATATTCCATTGGCCATCCAGTGCGAACAATTTTACCATCGTCGTACCTTTCATTCCAATCTTCGTCAAACCACGGATTTTCACTAATCATGCCGTTGTTTAATAGTTGCTCCATAAACATTCTCACATGAAATTCTGTTGCAAAATAATTATGATCAAATGATGCATAATAACTTTTTTCAGCAAGTTTAACCCAACCGTGATCAATCCCACCTAAAAAATCATGTTTGTCATAACTGCCAGCATGCCACAGTCCGTGAAATGTCCAATTTAATCTCATCAAATCTTTAATATATTTTAAATTTATAATTGCTGGATTCCAAGCATCTGTAAATAAGAAATGATCATTAGTTGTTGATTTATCATAATTTTTTAAAAATCCAACAAGTTGCGATCCCTTCCATACGTTAGTGTCTATAAAGTTTAAGAATGCACCGGGTGTTACATCTGATGATTGTTGATCACCAGTAATTTGAATAATGTTAAAGTTATCGCCAAGTTGTTTTTTAAGTTGTTTAGGTATATATTCAAACCATTGACTAGTATAGCGAGTGTCAAGTGGTTCAAGTGCAAAAATCCAAATAGTAGGTTTTATTTTCAAAATAAACTCCTGTTATGAAAGCTCCAAAAGGAGCTTTCGTGGTTAATATTAAATGTTATGATTTTTTATAATTGTTAGTTTTTGGTCTAACATTATTGGGCCATGGTTTATTGCCCTGGTATGGTTTTCTAGGACGCTTACTTGCCATATACGCACCATACGATTTAGTATCTTTGCGATACAAATCTGCTGGATCAAATTTACGTAATTCAATTCTACAAAAGTCACGAAATGCTTCAAGATCTTCAAAGATTTTAACAACATCTGGACGACTTTCAAAGTATGAGAATGTTTTGTAATTTTTAGCCATTTTATTTTCTTCCGTTTTATAATAAAGTTATGGTAGTATATACTAACAACCTCTGTTAGTGTATACTGTAAATTGTACATCTGGTTTAATACTAGGTTTATTTATACATGAGTTTTACATGTGATTAGTTTTAGTTGTATTCGGTATATGATCCATTTTCACCATCTTCAGAAACTTCAATCCACACTTCTTTATGTGGGTATTCATCTTTTATGTTCCAGTATAAATCATTGCTTATCATTTCACAACTTTTATTATCTAATGATAATGTTGAAGTAATGTACAATGATTCTAACCATCTTTTAAATTGTATAAACTCTACATCTCTGTCATCATGTGTAACTTCAAGCCATACTTTAAAATGAAATATGTGTCTATGCGGGTGTCCTAAAAACGATACATCTGCTAAGTTAGGATCAGTTAGTGCTGCAGGATAACAATGGATTCCTTCTTTCTTAAAAGTGACCCAGATCATTTGTTTATTAATCATTTAAGTACCTTGTCGTTATTATAGTTAAACCAGTTAGTGAACTTCTTGTGATCTTGTAGATCGTGCAAGCTATGTGTCCACACGCCGGGGTTAGTTGCGTTAAATGTAGTGTCGTCAATCTTAACCATTGTATTATAACTCCAATCCTTAATATTTGCAACCGGAATTCTAATTTGTGGTATAAAATTATTATACTTGCATAAATTAGTATTTGTGTTAAAATCGATTACTGCTGTAAATGGAATATCTAATGAACACAGTTTTCCTGTTTTTAAAAAGTGCGCAATAGTGTTATTCCAGTTGAGCCATGCACCTGGTGTATCTGGATTAAAACTATGGTTTGCACCAAAGAAGATATGTGTAATATCCTCTGTAGTATCTAACCGGTAATGGATTGCTTCTGTAGTTTGAATACCAACAATAAATAATGTTTTTAAACCATATGCTGGAGTATGCTCTACTTCATCTCCAACAAAAAATTTAGCAGTGTTAGTAGTTGTGTTGTTGTATGTTCTATTCATCTTTAATGCTATCTTCTAAGTTAGATAAGTTAAGTTCTTCATCAACGAAATCATCGTCATCGTCATCAAATGACCATAATTCATTAACCTTTGTATCAGGATTGATTGTTTTTTTACCAGTATTCCCGCGTGTACCAGGTATTGCTATCCACAGTTTGTTATATGTTTTAATAATTGCCAATGCGTCAACTAAATTATCAACTGCAAAGATTGAATCAATAACATCTCTAACATATACGTGTTTAAATTTTTCATCCACTAACATATTAGGCAAAATACCGTTATCGTATGCTCGATTTGCCTGTTGTACAGCATCCAAGTGACTCCATACGTTGTGCCCCATTAATATAGCATAACTAAAACTATCCCAACTAGTTCTACCTACTTTATTAACTTTATTAGCATCACCCATTGTAATCCAATATTTAGGATCATTTAAGTATAATGGATCTGAAAATAATAATGCATGATCAATGTTATCATTATCAACTTCTGTCCAGTTAGGAACACCTTGACTGTATATACATATATCTTTAATTGGTACTTGATCGATTAACGGACTTGGATTAAACACTTTAAAGATCTTATCTTGAATAACTGCATCTTTAAATAGTCGAGTATCAGTTGAATATTTTTTATCATCAGCACTTGGCACCATTCGATACACCCATTTAGATCTATCTTCAACTTCGGTAGTAATATAGACTTGACCATTTGCAGTAGCTAAAAATGGACTAGCACAATCGTAACTAATAGTAAAGTTTGGATTATGATATTTACGTACTGCCCGTTGAATGTCTGTTAATAAACATGCCCATTCTAATTTACTTGTTCCTAAAAAATGCATCCAATCTTGATGCCCTTGTTCTAGTAATCCGTCAAATCGCAATGTAACTAATCGTCTAAGAACTAGGTCAGCATCACACATGTTTTGTCCACCCATTGCCCAACCATTAAACGCCTTGTCACCGTAGATAGTAGGATCGCAATATTTCTTCATACGTTGGTACCAATCTTCTGCATCAGTGTGTGTTTCGCCTTGCAATACGTTTAAGAATTTGCATTTACCAGAGCGATTATTAACAAAATAATCATTATTAATATAAGTACCTTGTACTGCATCCATGTAATCATTAATACCTGTTGCTGCTTGCCCTGCAGGGCTACGTGCAACCCACGCAGGAATATCAAGACACATACCGTAATCCATTAACTCGTCCATCCATCGTAATACTTGTTCACGTTTCTTTTGTGCTTTAGGACAAGCAGGATCTTTCCAATCAGCCGGCCACACACCTTTACCAATCTGGAAACCACCTGAGTCACCTAGTACCCAACTTGTAGTTCTGTCTCTGTTACGAAACATGTCTTCGCTTTCGTCAAACTTATCTAAATCTAAGTTTGCGTGTCCTGCTGAATATAAGCACCATTTGTAGTAGAACTCTCCTTTTTCAGGTTCTAAATAGTTAAGTCCTTCTACTCCAGCTTTAAATGATGCAGGAATACGTGAAGGTTCAACATAATTACCGTAACGTTGTTTTCCAATAAACGTCGAGTAAAAACCCGACGTTGCTGGTAGGAAAACAGCATAATCATTCTGCGTTGCTGTTAAGTTCCGATTCATCTTCTTCCTGTTTTGGGGTTAATAAATTACTAAGTAAAGTTTTAGTAACTTGTAAATTAGTTTCTACATCTGTAATTCTATTAGCTGCGCTTACAAACTGCGGACTTGCAGTAACATGTCCGACTATATGCGAATTAAGAGTGTAATTTGTATATGGGTTTCGATTATACTCTTCAAGTGTGGTTAATCTTGATTCAAGTCCTTGCACACGTTGTTTTATGTATTCGTAATCAACATAAAACTGTTCAAATGGTCCTGGCATAGCATAAGATGGCATATCTAATTGCGCTAACATTGTTACTTTATCAAGAGATGACTTAACACTTTCATTTTGATTAACATACACAACGTCTAATAATTTTAATGCTTTTCTAATATCTATCATTATTTTGTGTGTGCAGGTAATGTATAAGTGTATACTGCATTTCCGCTATCAACGATAATTTGTAACGAACCTTGATCAGATACTCGCATCTTAATATCACCGTTTAAATTTAAAATGCTTAGTACATGTGTAATTGGCCAAGACCATGTATTTTTTAAATTAGCAGTGATTCCTGGATGAAATACGTATGATCCTGCATGTGTGCTAGCATCACCAAATCTAAATACTAAGTCATTATTAACAGTAGCTAATTGAAATACAGTTTCTTCAGTATGAGCAGCAGCCTGATGTTTTAATCGTTGTATACTTACAATAGATGGACTAAATTCAATTTCGTATGTAATTTCTACTTTAAGTTTAGGTCTTCTAACTTTGGCATTAATGATTTCTTGATTCATAAATCGATAATCATTTTCATAATCGCCAGTTTCATTAGAAAAGTGAAGTCCGGTTGGTAATTGTTCATCATCTCTAGTTTCGTAAACAACTTTAATATTTGCATCTTTTTTATATTCTGGACATTTAAGATGAAGATCTAATTTATTTAAGTTAGGCATTCCAAAAATACTTTCGCCTAATTCAGGAACAGGAGCATGTGTAGTTGCTAATAGCATTACTGATCTATCTTCAGCAATGGATTCGATAATAGCATTGTTTGAGGTCGCAGTTACTTTAACTAATGGTAAAATGCTTAATGTATGTGTATGTGCTACTAAATCTTGTAAAAATGTTTTCATATAATGTCTCCTAGTTGTGTATATTATATTATAGTTGTGTTGTTTTGTCAAGCGTTTCGTTAATCAAAATCAAATAAGCTATTAAATGTATTTCTATCTGATGTATCAACTAATTTCCAATTTAAGATACCGATTAAGTTATCTAGTTTGTTATCAATAATAGTATCTTCCATTTCGTTGTGATCGAATGGCAAGTCTTTAAACCATTGTGGCAATCGTAATTCGTCTACTGGATATGCAACACTTGTAAAGCCTAACGGGTTTTGTTTAAGTTTGCATACAATAACTTTTGCACCATCTGTAACACTCATTGAGTATTTGTCACCGTACATACGTTTTAATGTATTCCAATTTAAACTTGCTCTAACATGACCTGGCATATTAACTTTCCCATGCTTAGTTTCTTTATCTAAGTATGTTGTAATATTATTTGCACGTTTTGGTGAACCTTTTTCCCAGCCCGGCCTAGCTTTAAATACTAATCTAAATTTGGTAATATAATCTAATACATTTGTTTCAGTATCACCTGATAATACCATTTTTAATACAGTAGCTAAAAAGTCTTGAATGAATTCTGGCGTATCACTACGTTTCAAATCTAGTCCCATAACTTTAATTTCACCAATGCTGCCATTTGTGTCTTTACGTTTACCTTCTTTATCATATACAAGCACTGCATATCGTTTTTTAGTAATAAACAATGATTTGCTACCAATAATCTCACGACCTGCTTTAATAACATCACCGCGTGTCTTTGGACAATGGAATGCATCTAACATAAACTGTTGGAATGTTCCATTAACTTGATCACCAATTTGATCGTACAACTGAATAACCGTTTCTCTAGTCCATGGTAAACTTCCGTTATCAATATCTTTCTGCAATATTTTGTATGCTGAAAAATAACATGAGTCAGTATCACCATATATAATAGATTTTCCTGTATGATTATACTCACCGGTAATAATTTCATTTACTGTTGCAGCCATATGTTTCGCAATTTGCCTACCAGTTAACGTAGTTGATTGTCCAATCCGTTTGTCAAAGAATCTACACCCTGGGTTAAGAATTGCACCATACAAACTATTTAGGTTAATCTTCTTAACTAGCTGACGTTTATCCCAGTACTCTTCTTCAATCTTATTACCTGCATTGATTGCTTCTTTTAGCTTTTTCTGCATATCTTTACGTTCTGCATACCAACGTTTAAGTAATCCAGGAATAATACCTTCAGTTTCATACGAAAAGATAGTACCATTTGCTGAAATAACCCACGGTTGATTACTTTGGAATATTAATCGATAAACTTCGGCTGCACTTAGTACATCAGTATCACCATTTTCCCAATCAACTATAATGTCGGTACCTATTTCTTCATTCATTACAGACGTATACTCGAGTGTACCAAACAATCCCTCCCATGCTGCAGCAAATGACTTTCCTTTTGCTAGTTGCATAGAAATATATTCATCAGTTGCTATAGGTCTTAACTGCCCTACAATAGTTTCCGGACCCATATTTAATGCTCGAATAGCACTTGGATATAGTGAATTAATATCTAGTGAACCTATCCAGTCGTGTATACCTTCTTTAGGATATGCAACATATGCTCCAGCAGCTTGAATTGGTTCTGCTTTCCCTTTTCTATTAGGTACAACAAATCCTCGATGATGTGCTTCATTAATGATAGCTTGCTCTGTTACTGCGACTGCACCCATTGTAGTCTGTAATAATACAGTATTTTCATGAGCAAGAGTGTTAGCTAAGTCAATAAATTTTAATTTCTTATCAAGTCTGTCTAACAGCATAGTATCTTGTCTGTTGTACTCAATAAATGTTTTAAAGTCGTTATTATATAATTGATCAAGCGTGCCTTCGTATTGGGTTTTACGTTCCCCTAACTCATATTCTGCAATTGCATCTAATCGAAAGCTGTGTCGTTCTTCATACGTATATTTTCTGTATAATTCTAAACTATCTAAATGCACACGACCAACAAAATCGTATGTAACGGCTTGTTTTCCATACTTTTCATATTCGCGACGTTTAGGTAATTGATTAAACAAGCAGAATCGACGAGTGTCATCTTTTGATAACACTTTAGTAACACGATTCACTGTATACGGAATATCAAATCCTTCACTATTCCATCCGCTAATGATATCAGCATCATCTAATAACGTAAGAAATGTATCTAACATATCTGCTTCATTATCAAATAGAATAGTATTGGGGAATTCTTTAACTTGTTCTTTAGCTTGCTCTATAGTTAATGTTTTAGGAGGAACTGCTAGACATATAAGGGTTTCTAGCCATTGTAGGTATACTGCAATAGCTGTAATAGGCATAAACGCATCATCTGGTGATGCATATCCTCGTTCCGGATCAAAATCAACCTCGATATCATAAAACGCTATATTAAGTTTAGGTGCATCGTGATTGAGATAGTTATCTGACAAGCATTTAAAAATTGGATTAATATCTGCTTCAAATAACTTTTGGTTACCATGTATTGCTAACTCTTTTCGGAACTCTTTTGTGTTGTTACAAACAACTTTTGATACAGGATCACTGTAAATTGATTGATATTTCCCTTTTGGATCGGTATAATATAATGTAGGTTTAACGGGGATATCTTTATATTCTCGTTCACCTTTTGAATTTCTTTCTACAAGTTTAATAACATCGTTTTCACGATCAAAATATGCATCAACATAACTCATGCTGCACCGCCGTTGCGATCGCGATTAGTTGCATGATCATTAATCCATTCCATAAATGCTTCTTCTTCACTACGTAGTGTTGCGACATCTTCATTAATGTGTTTTTCTATACCACATTCATTTCTTTCAACACACACGTCAGGATTATGACATGTTTCGCATATTGTTAAGTTTTCCATATTGTATCTCAGTTTATGTGATTTGTGGCTCACAAATACCATTTTGCAGCTTGTGGCCTGCCTACCGTTTCGTGTTATACTTATGTTAAATACGTTTTGTAACGTCTAAGATTGCTTCAACTTCTTCCCAATCTTCATTATGATCTGCCCAATTTCCTTTATGCGCTATCTTAATAGCTTTATTAATTACAGCAGGTTTAACTTGTAGTTCTTCTGCTACTGATTTTACAGTATCGCGTAAACCGGTTTGCAAGTCTTCAATTTCACGCAATACAAGTGAACCTTCATTGATTAATTTGTCAAGTTTAGATTTTTCTTCAGGACCGTATGCTCTGCTCATTTAATGTATCTCCGTTGTGTAGTAAAGTATGTATTATATATTAAAATGCTCAATATGTCAACTGGCATGGTAAAATGAAGATAAAAAAAGGCAGATTAATCTGCCTTTATTTAGTACTAGTAAATATTAGTGTGATAAACTTTGCATTTGTTGTTGTACATCAGCTACATGTTTTTGTACGTCCGGATCACTGGTTTGACTAACAGATGCTAACAGGCTATTTAATTTAGCCATAATCGCAGCTTCACTGTTGTCAAATTGTGTCATATCCGGTGCTGCAGGTGCAGATGGTGCTGTCGGTGCTGTTGATGCTGCCGCCGGTTCATCAGATGGTTGATGTGATCTAGTATGATCTGCAGGCGTAGCACCTCCGCCATCAATACCTAGGTATTTTGCTTTTGCTGCGCGAGTTAATGGTCCTTCTTTACCGTCAAGTTCTAAATTTGCACCAAATTCATCATTTAAGAATTTTTGCAATTTTTGAACTTTTGGATCGCCTGTAAAATTAGCTTCTGGTTTAGCATCAGTTCCTGGTTTAACTTCTGGTTTAACTTCTGGTTTAACTTCTGGTTTAACTTCTGGTTTAACTTCTGGTTTAACTTCTGAGTCGTCTGACCATGGCATTGTTGGCATCGATGGCATCGATGGCATTTTTCCTGTATCAAGTGCATGCATACCTGCAGCACCTGCTCCTGCAATACCAGCAACTGAAGTACGTCCACCCCATTTAGCTGCTGCTTTATCTGCATCGCTAGCTGCATTCCATGCACTTGCTGCGCCTTTGGGCTCTTTAAAACCTAAACCTCGTGCATAATTAAGTGCAGCAATTCCTTTACTTGCTAGCGATTCATTAGCTATTGATTCCATGTGTTCTTTCAATGAAGAAGACGCATATGTAGGAGTAGTTATTTCTGCAGTATGTGACGGATTGTCAATTAATGCCAATCGATCGCGTAATAAAGCAATTGATTCTGTTAATGTAGTTGGTTTCATATTCTATTTTCTCGTATATAAGTTTTAATTGCTGCTCTAGTTAGCGGACCCATCTTGCCATCTGGCTCTAAATGTGCGCCTAGCGAATTTAAGTATTCTTGAAATTGTTTAACACCTAGTTTAGTTGCTGAAGTAGTCGCTGTATGCGCAGCAGGCACACTTGCAGCTGGTTTATCTAACGGTGGCGGACTAGGCATTGCTGCAGTCGGAGGTGCAGCTTGAGGTGGTTTAATTGCTATATCTTTTTTACCCACATCTGACGGTTTTGCCGCAGTAGCTGGTAATTGTTGCGCACGAGCTTGATCCTTAGCTTTCTCCATATCTAATGTTCGACCGATATTTATTGCATCTAACCCTAATGATGCTGCAGTACCAATTCCGGGAACTAGCGATACTAAACCGGATGCTGCAGCAATACCTGAACCTAAATAATCACCTTCTTTTGCTCGATCATATGCATCATATGCACCATATGCTGCGCCTAAACCCGGGATGAGTTTAGAGCCAGCCTTTGCTAATGCAGCTTTTCCTACAGTAGGTGCAGCACTTTTTGTTGCAGAACCTGCTAATTTAGCCATATCTAGTGGGCTAGATTTTATAGCACTTTTTGCTGCAGCAGGTTTAAATTTGCTTGTGTCCATTGCGTTATACTTTGCATCGTTTACGCTCGCTGATGGCATTGGACTAGATCCATCAGCGTACCCAAAAGCCTCTAATAGTGCATCTGCTACGCCGTTAAATGATTCATGCACTGCAGGTGTTGTAGGACGTGGAAGATTTGCCATCATTGCATTTAATTGTGCCCCTTTGTTACCCATGCCTGCTGTTATATCTTTAAGTGACGAAGATGCTTGATTTAAGTAATTTGCAATATTAGGTGGCGGTGTATTTCCTGAATATTGGGTGCTATAGTTACCACTACCGTTAGCAGGAACAGGAACCCCATTAAACCCGGGCACTTTCATACCTTTAAGCATATCAGGAACTTGTTGCATATTAAATCCAGGTGATTGCATATTGCCCTGACTTGCAAAATTAGGAGTAATTTGAGCTTGACCTGGTGTCTGTGACGTAACAGGTGCTGCACCTGCTGATGACATCGTAGCAGCAGCTCGTTTATTATGTAAATCAGTTAACTGTTTAAGTAACTCGTCAATTTGATGTAATTTATCAGCTAATTCATTATGTTGTGTAGAAATAGCCGCACTTTGAGTTTTTAAGTTGGCATTAGCAGCATCGAACACTCTATTGTTATCGAACCAGCCTGCTTGTGGAAGTTTTGCATTTGGTGGAAGTAATCCAGCAGCTGATAATTTTTCAGCAACTTCAAATGGAACTTCATCATCTTCATCACCGTCTACATCAACAAAATTGCCAGTAACTGGATCAACTAATCCTTCAAGATTGTTATCTTTTGCTAGCTTTGCTAATAACGGTAATCGTACTTTATCGTCTTGTTCGTATCCAGTAGTAGCAGCTACTACTGCACTCAATGTTAAACCTTCATTTAACATATCTAGTTTATTCATTAATGTTCTAAAATCCATCATTTTCCTCCGGTGCCGGTTGATTAGGAACTATTTCATCATAATCATGCATAGTTAATACATCTCCGGATTTACTTAATTCAATTAACCGCGAGGTAACATCATGTAAGTCCATGTCAGTTTGTGCATCTTCCCTAGCATATTCTAATATTCGAATTAATAACGGAATATCCATTGTTACTACATCTTTTGGGTTGTCTATAGATTCTACCGGACTACTATCCTGCATACCAGGACCAGCGACTGATTTAAATCCTGGATTTAAATCAGCGGTTGCTACTGATTCTCCCATTATTTTGTATGCAATTTTACGAGCATACATATTTAGATCTACTTTTTTTGCATAGTATTCTTGCTCATGTTCTTCAGCAGCTTCGGCCATATATTGTTTAAGTAATGACGGTTTTGCAGGCTGTTTCTCATCTAGCTTAGTATAATGTTGCATAGCCATTTGAACAGGAAGTGCAACTTTATGTGGAGTAGAACCTTCGGTCACAATTGACATGAATTTCTTCATGTCATTTGCACTTTCTATAGGAGCAGATGTCTTAACAGAATCCATTGCCTGTAGAATCTTCTTCATATCCATAATTATCTAATTACTCGTGAAGTAATTTCTCTCAAACGGCTTAATTCAACTGATTCTTTAACTACTTCTTTTTCTTTAGAAGATTTAATAGCTTTATCAATCGAACCTTTGTGTTCTTCTTTACCCGATTCAATTTTGCCATCACCGTCATAATCTTTATCAGCTTTTTCTTTAGCAGATTCTTTAATATTTTTCCACATTGCAGCAGCAGCAATTTTTTTACCTTTTTCCCCGCCACCTGCTTTAGAAGCTACTGTGTCAAAGTTTTTACCTGGTTTACCGATATCGCCACCTGCTTTAGCTTTTTTAACAACAGCTGATTTTTTCTCAGCTGACAGACCTGCACTTGGTTTTTTCTTAGCTTCGTAAACTGATTCGGTTTTAGATTTGCTAGCATATGGATTGCCTGTATCTTGACTATTAGTAGTTGATTTAGGTTTGCTGCATGAGTCTTCATCGACATCATCTTCTGGACGACGTCCGCCGGCTTGTTTACTTTTTACTTTATCTAATTCTTTTTTAAACGCATCGCCATTACCACTTTTCTTTTCGTCTTTTTTAGCAAATGGATTGCTACCTTTTTTATCAGCAACTGGACTTGGTTTTTTAACTGGAGTAATTGCTTCTTCTTCAAATTCTTCGTCGTCCGGAATACCGTTATTGTTTTTATCTAAACGTTTTGATGCAGCATGGTATGCTTTGGCTTGACGATTGTATTTTTCAACTTTTTGTTTTGTAGCTTCTGGAAGAGCTTTTTCAACCATACCGGAACCACCGCATTCGCCGCAGGTATGAGACATGCCTTCCTTAACTGTTTTAGTTTTGTCAAGTTTTTCAGCTTGATCAATTTTAAGGGCAGCAAGGGTTTTCTTTGCTTCTAATAACGCATTTTTCATTTGTCTTTTTTGACTTTCTGAGTACATATCACTATTCTCTATCTTATCGCCGTATTCACTGAATTTCATTTCGTATTCTAAATAATGGTAAACTGAAGAAATATAATCTGCAGCTTTGGTAATTTTTGCTTGTACCCAAGATTCGAATTGGTCTTCATCTTCAATTTTTTTAAATAATTTAACGCTATATTTTGCTAACTTATATAAGTCAGCTTTAACCATTGCACCTTCATCATCGGCTTCGATGTCGTGTGCGTCATGATGTAATTCGTTTGACGAAATATCAACGTTAGGTTCTGGTAAATCAAATTTTGGCAAATCTACTTCTAGATCTGCAAATTCTGAAAGATGTTTTCTGTTTTTCATGGTAAACTCCGTTATAGTATATTTAGCCTCTTTTAATACTTCCGCCGCCAAATAAGCTAACATTCATATTTAATGCATTATCAGTTGGCTTTTGTTTTTTTGGTAACAGTTGCGGAGGTGCTTTAGTGCCACTTCCGGTGGCTACACTACCGGTGTATGATTTTTTTCCTCTAGCAGTTCCTGGACTTAAATGCGGGTTAACTACAGTTGCAATAGATGCAGCATTTGTTGCACCTGCTGATGCCATTTCTGATATAATTTCTCTAATTTTCATAACTTGTTACCCCATAATTCAAACCATGCAGGAGTTCCAGGGCGAATGTTGTTTTCACGTTGATATTTGCCGCGCTCATCACTAAATGATTGTTGATTTTGTTGAGCTCGATATTCGTGTAATCTAGCATTAGAGCCTAACCCGCCTAAGTGATGTGCAATTTTTAATTCGTGTATTGGATCGTCACTCGCAAGAAAACAGTCGTTAGGACTGTCTTGTAGTATGTTTTCAGTTGTTATTCTATATTGTTTCACAATCTAAATTCCGTATTTGTTTCTTTTAACTTTAGCAACAGGACTGGATACGTGAGTATCAGTATGTTCGGTACTATCTTTTGAAGTTAGTTTTTTACTTTTTAATCCTAGATTCTTTTTGCTATTATCAATAATTTTCTGTTCAACATCAGTATATGCAAGCGTTGCCATTTGATTACCGATCGGTCCTGCTGGATCATATGGATGATGTTCTTTTGGTCCACCTGCCATGTCAACACCAAATCTATACATTGTATAATATGAGTTTGGGTCAGTATATGTTTCCATACCTTTTATTGCTGAATGATACTGATCAAGAACATTGCTTGACTTAGATGGTCTTTTTGTAGCAGACCCTTGACCTGCATTATTGCCGCCATCATCAGCTTCGTTTAATAATTCGTTTATTCTCATACTAAATCCCATACCTATTTCTTTTTACTTTAGCGGTAGGACTAGCTTTATGCACGTCTGATTGTTCAACTGACTTTTTAGAAGCAATTGATTTACTACTAATCCCCATTTGCTTTGCAGCAGCTTTCAATATGATTGCGTCGCCGTCAGTATACGACATTGTAATAAAATCCCCGCCATTTGGCCCAGATTTATCAGTTTTAGATTGAGGTGCACCTGCCATTGCAATACCAAATCTATATGCGTTATATGGGTTATTATTGTTGTTTAACGCAGGCCATGCTTCTAAACCAGGGGCTGCATTAAGAGCGCCTTTTTGTAACTTACCCTCACGGATCATAGTAGCTTGCATTTCATTTACTGCAATTTCTAATTCTAGTATATCTTCTTTTGTGTATCGTTTCATTATTCATTCCGTTGTACATGTTAATCCCTCTCTAGTTGCTTGATATAATGTTTTACCAAATACTATGATATCATCAGTTACACCAGTTATTAGTTGGAAATTAAGTTTGTCACCTATTTTAGCATATTCGCGTGCTAACGTACCGCTAGCGTTATTAGTGGAATCAGTGCGATCTCCACTGCTAACAAATTTTAATACTACGTGTTCTCTACCATTCGGGCCTCGAGCATAATCAGTAGTACGGGTAGGCCCGCTGTTCCAATTGTTAAGTGCAGCTTCTAAACTTCTACTTCCGGATCCTAATCTGTCACTACCTGCAACAAAAGTCATGTGTCGGTATCCTCTATCATACAACCAGCATGCAGCTTGCCATGGATCTCTAACATATTCAGTTACCATAAAATTAGAATAATCAGGATGAATCTTTTTGATAAATTCAGTTTTAACTTCATAATCTAACGGATCACTCGATGGATCACATTTACTACTTGCAAATATGTACGCATGTTCTTTTCCAAGTTCTACAGTTTGTTGTATAACTTTTTTGTGGCCAATAGTAGGTGGATTCATTCTACCAAAACAAAAAGTTGCCATTGGCATTTTACTTTTTGTTTCAACCTCTTCAACTGATACTGTATATTTAGAAAAGTTGGCGCGGCTAAATTCCAATCTATTAATAATTTTTAACTTGTTGTTACCCGCGCCTGTAACGTATCCTTCGTGACTTATATTACTATTTATTATAGGTTGCACCGCACTGTATAGTTGTTGTTCATCAATTTGGTGTTTGATATCTAATTTAAGATTAGAAATAGCACTCCACATTTCCCATAATCCTACTATACCTTTGTAAATATCTTTATGGAATTCTCCATTAGGATTGCATATTTTATTAATAACATTCTGTGTAAATCTTGGCTTAGCAAATTCTATAAACCTAGGAACGATATTAGTCTCTAAATCTTCAGAGTTAATCATACTAGTAATAAATGGGCCTATTGCAGTAATTACGCTTTTACATTTAGTTGCTGTTAATTTAGCTATAAACGCGTCTACGTCGTTGCAATGTGCAGTAATTGCACTTTGCACAGCTTGTAATAATACGCTGTTTATAACAATATTTGGTTTGATAGTCATTTCAGTAGCGATAAACGTAATATCTTTACATTCTGAAAATCCATCAAAGCCGGTGATTGGCTCATCTTCTGCAGTCAAACCTGGGAAGAATGTATGTACTGCAATACCGCCGACGCTGTTTGCAATTGATTTACCTAAGTCGCTATTATGCTTAACACGGTATTCAACTGTGTTAGGTTTAAAAACATATGAATTATTAATGCTAGATGGCATCCCGGCCCATAACAAATCGCCCATGTAATAGGTATCAGTTACTGGTGGAATAATTTTTTCTAATGCAGGGAGTAAGATATCTTCTTTATCCCACAAGTCGCTACGAACAGTATTACGAGTATTGTCGTATTCTCTAATCGTAGAAAAGTTGAGTTTGCCAGCGGCAATTTGTTTGAACATGTGTTTGTCAACAAACACTAATTTACCATCTCTGTCTCGACCAAAAACTATAGCAGGAAATCCATCCCATTTAATAGTTAATGTGTTAGTGTTAAAAGAAAGACTAGCTAGTTCATTAACTGCTCTGCGGGCTCCAGTTGATCCCTCGTTAATGATAAGATCTTCTGGGTGTGCAATTCCTGCCATATTGGTACCTATATAAAAATGTTAAGTGTGATCGTAACTACCATCTTTCATATCGTTAGCTACATTGTCGTATATTTTTTTACAAACATCTTTCCAAACTTTAGGATCTAACTTATCTGGTAATTCACGAATTGGATATTCTTTAGTATAACATTTATATCCAGCTGCAACTGCAGATTTAAAAATAGAACATGTAGTATCTTCATCTGCATTTAGCATATCTATGTATTTCATGATAGCAGGATGCAAATATTTACGATATACATCGTCGTCGTTGTTGAGATAAAATATTAAATCATCAGCTAGGTCAAAATCAATTTCATTGCCATCGTCAGAGGGTTTAATAAATTCTTCACTGTTAAAGTGGGCACTTTCAAGTAATTCAGTAATACGCATAATTAAATTCCGGGTTATTACTATATTTATGTTTAATGTACTATCCTATCGATTGTAAGTCGTATACCCGATAATTGTAGTTTAACAATTAACAGTGTATTTTCACCAGTAACATATACGTGTCCGCCGCCGTAGCTACCATTCTCATCAGACAACATATCTCTACAACTGTTAGTAATTTTTACTTTGTTAATAGCATCTGCCCATTCAATAAAATCAGTATAGGGTTTTTCAGTTTTACCTAATGTAAGGCGATATTCATAATCCATAGTTGGCATATATACTGCACCTTCTATTAAATTATCAGGCGGGATACTAATACTACGTACTCGATCACTGTTGATTTCACGTAATTTTATAATATCACTCCAATCATTTGTATAAATGGTTAAAGTTGGATATTCAATTCTAGTACAATAATCTGATATAGTTAGTAACTCGGTATACAATGTGTTTGCTAATTCTAAATCATCTACTCGATATAAATATCGATTGGTTGAGGATAAGATAGCTGCATTTGTATTTTCAATGTCTAATCGAGATTTGTATTTAGAGGTATTGCTACCTCTAAATACATTACCAAACGCGCATACCAGCACGATATTGTACTGGTATTTTCGTTTATATAACTTTTTTGTAGTTTTAATTTTCATTAACTATTAAATCAGTAGTAGGTAACTCAGTAGTTAACAATGGAACTTTTGCAACTTTAGCTTTTGGAACAAGTAACAACTTGTCGTCTTCTACAGTAATTGTTAACCAACCGCCTTGTTTTAAATCACCAAATAACATCATTTTAGCAAGATCACATTTGATTTCTTTATCAATAACACGATGTAACGGTCTTGCACCCATTTTAGCATCAAATCCTTTTTCTAACAACCAATTAGTAGCAGCTTTGTCAATTTTAATACGGATTGGTTTTTCTTTAACTTGCTCACGTAATTCAGCTATGCATTTGTTAATTACCTTAATCATTGTATCCTTACTTAATTTATTAAATGTAATAACGCCATCTAATCTATTACGGAATTCAGGCGACAGGAATTTTTTAAGATCAGTGTCTGCGTAATCTTTCTCCTGCGATCCAAACCCGATTTGATTCTTTTCTGCAGATTGTGCTCCTGCATTAGTAGTTAAAATTAATACAACATGTCGACAATCTGCTTGTTTACCATTTGATCCAGTAATAAATCCGTTATCCATTATCTGTAACAATACAGTAGATACATCAGGATGTGATTTTTCAATCTCATCAAACAGTAACACTGCATTCGGATTTTCTTGGATCTGTGTAATTAGCAAACCTGCATTATCTTCAAACCCTACGTATCCAGGCGGGCTACCAATTAATTTACTAATACTATGTTTTTCTTGATATTCACTCATATCAAATCGTAACAATTTAGTATTCAAGTGTTTAGCAAGTGCTTTTGCAGTTTCTGTTTTACCACACCCTGTAGGCCCCATAAATACAAAACTACCAATCGGTTTGTTGTCTTGCTTTAGACCTGCTTGTGCTACTATAATTTTGTTAACTACTTCAGTTAACGCAGTAGTTTGACCGAACACTTCTTCTTCAAGTTTTTCTTGCAACGATGCTAATGAATTAGTTTCAGTTTGCATAATCTGTTCAACTGGCATGTTAACCATTTTAGATAGTTCAAACTGAATATCAGCTTCTGTTACTACTCGTGAATCTGCAAGTTTTAAGTTAAATCTTGAACATGCACAGTCAATTAAATCAATAGCTTTATCAGGAAGTTTTTTATCTGCTTGATATTTTACTGATAGTTTAATTGATGCGGTTAACGCTTCGTCTTTAATCTTGAGATTATGATGTCCTTCATAGTACTTTTTAATACCTTTAAGAATTTGCAACGTCATCTCTTGTGTAGGTTCATCAATTGTAATACGTTGGAATCTTCGCATTAATGCACGATCTTTTTCAAAATGTTTGCGATATTCTTCCCATGTAGTAGAAGCAATAACTTTAATGTTACCTTTGCTCAATGCTGGTTTCATCATATTTGCTAAATCGTTAGCAGAGTTACCTGATGATCCAGCACCACTAATCATATGGGCTTCGTCAATAAATAACACGCATTTTCCAAGTTTCTGCAATGATTTAATAACTGCTTTAAATCGTTCTTCAAAATCGCCACGATATTTAGATCCTGCTAGCATTGCTGCAATATCAAGATTATATACAGTATAGTCAGTTAAGAACTCAGGAACTGCACCATTAACGATATTATAAGCAAGACCTTCGGCAATTGCAGTTTTGCCTACACCTGGATCGCCCACCATAATCACATTATTTTTATTTCTGCGACCTAATGCTAGTGAAATATGCTCAAGTTCATCAATGCGTCCGATAACAGGATCAATCTTCTTTTGTTTAACTTCTTCGTTAAGATTAGTAGTGTATGCCTGTAACGCTTTGTGTGAAGTTGGAGCAGATTTAGCAGAACCTGTGCTTTGACCATCATCATCAGCTATGTTAACTAGGTATTCTGCATATTTTTCTTTAGTAATATTTACTTGTGCAATATAAAAGAATGCCCATGAACGTTTTTCGCCCATCATAGCTAAGAAAAAATCAGCCGGTTCAATCTGTTGGCTGCCATTAAACAATACCTGTGTAAATGCACGATTTAACGATCGTTCAACTGCTTGTGTTTTTTTAGGTTTAACTACTACTTCAACTGTAGTAATCTCTTGGCATTTAGTTTGTAAATGAGTAAGTACTAAATTTTTTAGATAAGTAGTGTCTGCACCAAAATGTTGTAACGATGCAACAAACCCTTCGTCTTCCATAAGCAGCGAAAATAGGACGTGTTCGAGTGTAACATATTCGTGATGCATATTTTTTGCAGAGGCAATTGCTTTATCAAAGATTGCTTGTAATTTTTCGCTCGGTTCGACCATAATAATTCCTTGTAGTAGTTAAAGTAAAGTTATATTATACATTATTATACGTAAATGTCAACTTATCTGGTTGTTTATTTCTTGTAATTGTGCTATTAAATCTGGATTAGTAATAGCAGGTACTTTAATTTTAATAACAGCTACAAATCGACCAGTTTGTTTACTGTGTAAATTAGTAAATCCTAAACCACTAGTTGCATATTCAGTACCTGTTGAATCACCAGGTTTAACTGTTATATCAATTGTAGTTCCAGATATAGTAGTAACTGATTTAACACACCCTATCATAGCTTCAATTGGATTAATTTCTATTGTAGTATATACGTCATTTCCTTCACGTTTAAATTTAGAATCGGGTAATATAATAACCGATACATTAAGATGACCGCGTGGGATATTTGGAATGGAGTCATCACCTAATCCCTGATAGCGAATAGTATCTCCTGTATCGATGCCTGCTGGCAAATTTATCGAAACAGTTTGAGATTTGCCACTTGGTAAAGTAAAGGTAGCATCTAATTGTTTGCCGTTAAACGAATCAACTAATGATACTTGTACTTGCAGATTTAAATCTGTATTACGTTGTTGCTGCCTAAACCCATTACCAAATGTTTGACTAAAATGGGCATGTTGGCCAAATATGTCATGCATGTTAAAGGTATGTCTAAATCCTCCACCTGAAAATCCAAAATTGTTTCCGGATTGTTGATTATCATATTCTGAACGTTTTTGTGGATCACTCAACGTGTCGTATGCAACTGATATATCTTTAAATGCAGATTGGTCGCCACCAGATTTATCAGGATGGTGTTGATTAGCTAATTTTCTATATGCTTTTTTAATTTCGTCTTGTGTTGCAGTTTGGGATACACCCAGTTTTGAATAAAAGTCTGTCATAGTTAATGTCTCATAATAAAAGGTCAGTTTGTATAGTAATTATACTATACAACGACTGACCTGTCAAGATTTTGATTACTTATGTTTTTTAACTACTTTTTTTGGAGCTGGTTTTACAACTGCCTTTTTAGGTGGAACTTTTTTACCTTCAAATTTCTTATGAACTTTGATAGTTTTGCATTGTTTCTTACCTTTTACAGTTTTGCAAACTTCTTTAGTAGTTGGGCCAACATGCCCTTCTTCATAGTTAGCATATGCAACTGGTGAAGCTGCCAACATGCCAATTATAATTAATGATAATAGTTTTTTCATAATGTTTCCTTAAATTGGTTCATCTGATTTTGGAATTGGTTTTGCCATCGGTCTTTTTCTAACAGGTGCAGGAGCTTCTTCAACTACCGGTGCAGGCGCAGGTGCTGGCGGTACATATACCGGTGCAGGCGCAGGTGCATAAACTGGAGTCGGAGCTGGTGATTCTTGCGGTGCTGGCATGAAACTACCCATTCCAGGTAAAGACGGTGTGTTAATTTTTTCTTGTGTACGACCGTGTGCCGAAATACCTAATACAACACCCATTGCAATGTGATAAAGTCCACCACCTTGTAATGTTAATGGTTGCCACATGTCTAAGTTTTGACCGGGGTTATAGTATTGTAATACGTTGTATAGAATCGGTCCTACAATAAAGTCAAACAAACATGTTGCCATGTATGTCATTGCCATCATTGGGCGCCAATATTTTGTCATAAAATCCTCTTTGTTTTCTTCCATTTACGTTCCTTGTATTTAAATTGCTTTTGCAGCGGTTGATGCAATTGTGATTGCAGTGTTTATAATTTTGTTTAATTCAGTTTGTGCGTTAAGTGCTGCCGCATCTTCGATGATAATTCCA